TTATTGCTCTTTAACCTCACAAAATATATCCCCCTGCTTAACCAGCATGTATTCAACCCCTTTGTATGGATATCTCCACCTCACCTGTCTCCTGATAAATACCTCAGAATCTTTCGAGTAGTAAAACTTATCTCCTCTCAATGGAGTGCCAAAGTATTTTAATCTGGCTCTTAGCTTCTCCTGCTCAGGTTGTAATGCTATTTGAAGCCACTGGTCTCGTGGTTTAAGTATTGGATTGCCGTTCGCATCCTTCAATGAGGATTTGGTGGGAATAAATTGCTTATCCCAGTTCTCCATGATCGGCTCTAAAAAGCACCAGCCTCCAAGCATTATAGGCTCTTTTTTCTCAACGCAAATTGCCAGGTCATAGTCAACTTTGAACACGTATGTTTTTACTCCGTCACGATCAAACTCGTCCACAATGTTGTTAGTGTCATTCAGTACGGTTCTATTGAACCATAAAGTGTCTCCTATCTTTACCTCTTGGGCTACATCGCTAAGCCTTATGTACCTATATTGAGAACCCGTAGAGTAAAGAGCTGAAGGGGCGTTTTCTACATCTCCGCGTCTTGGCCCGTAGCTAGGCATTCCTACCGGAATTTGATCTATTGGCCTTTGCCCCATGGCGTAAGGAATCTGAACTACCTTGCCAAATGTTTTAACGTACTTCAGCGGCTCCCATCTAGTATCGACTACTATATCCTTGCCTCCAATACCTTTCGCGCCTGTAGAATCCTCATATCTGCTTTGAGCTTCTACAAGTAAGTATCCAATTCCTCCTATGTTAAATTCGCTTGTCATCTAATTTATTTTTTTGGTTGATCACTTTTAAAAATGTTTAGGAGGCGCAGGTTCTCTTCAATAGCACGTAACATTTCAATTGTTCTGCTGGCCTTTTTAATGTCTGGCACATTCTCAATCACCTTCTCTAATCCTACACGATTTTCGTGCAGGTAATCTATTTGCTCTTGTATGGTCGGCTTATGGGCGATTGCTTCTTGCACCGGCTTGTAGTGGAGTGATTCTGATTTCATAACTTCCTTTCAAATTTTTCAAGTCTCTCTCTTACGTCTCTGAGCGTTTTAAGAAAACTCTTAAAGTCTCTCTTCTCTAATTCTGTTTTAGCTTGAAGTATTCGCTCCTTACTTATAGGAACTTTAACTTTTGGCCTTTGGAATCCAAACAAGCTAAACTGGTGTTCGGTCATCTTCACTTTTTTTACTAAGCTGCATTACGGCTATAACTAAAAACAGATAATTGACGAGCAGATAGATCCCAAGTCCAAAATATGAGTTCTTTAAGAATGGATGCACTAAAAAACCCATAAACAACATCACTAAAATCCAGCCGATAAAAATTTTGCAGATCAACTTCAGCGATTCAGAACTATAAGTATGTTCGTGGTATTTCATATTAATTAAATCCACCAATAGTATCTGACTCCCGGATGATCACGTATTCTTTGTCTTTAAGTGTTAGCGGCATTCCCGCGTTCTTGCCAAAGAGTATCTTGTCTCCCTCCTTAGTACACTTACAAGAGCTTCCCACTTTTATAACTACGCCAACAGTAGGCTCATATACCGCGTTGTCAGGGATAAAAATACCACTCTCTGTTTTCTCCCTTCTAGGCTCAGCTATAAGTAGTATGCGGTCATTATTTACTGACTCTGCTTCATCGCCATTCATCCTGAGTATTATTGCGTATTCTCTTACTATAAGGTAATGGGTACCCTTAAATTCAATCTTTGCTAGATCTCCCCTCCCGAACATTACTATGTCGCCTTTATTTACATAAGAGCAATCAATACCCGACTCCAACACCTCGCCAGTCACCAGATGTTTCTGAAGTCCGGTTGACTGCCTAAGATCAATACTATCCGGGATAATTACACCGCTTTTAGTAATGGGGATTCGGCTTTCATCCTCTTTTATCAATATCCGATCTCCGTAAACAGCTATCTTTTTCATTTGGTTTTTGTTTGTAGTTATTTCCTTATTAATGGCAAAAATGTAAAATTAATGTTACGTTTGCAATACTTTTTGTAAATATTAATATACTTTTGTGGTGTAAATTAACAAACAAATGAAAAAACCACAGTTTAAAGAGACTAGAGGGAGGCCAAGATTATACGCGCCTCCAGTAAAAAAAGGTGACGTAATTGTCACTAAACGAACTCAAGCGGCTGTTTATGCGCATGCTAGGAAATTTGGCTACAAAGTTCGCACATGGAAAGATGATGGGTGCGTTAACGTTGAGAGGCTTAGTTAATTATAACAATTAAGTAAAATGGGAATTATACCAAGAAGTATTCAACTCGACAAGATGACTCCAGCGGAAAAAGCTATCAGAGAAGCAATGATTATTGTCGAAGAAATGGGGGCGGATATAAAATTAAGGCGAGCAATAATTCATTTGCAGGATGCTCAAAAATGTGTGGCTGATTTTGTTGATGGGATAAAATAGTAATGAGTTATGAAACACAACAATAAACATCTGTTATAGTCTGGTGCGGCAATTAAAACGAAAATGCATAACAAAGAACACATTCAATTTGTAGGCAAACACGACTATGACAAAGAATCTGCAATAACTGAAAGTGGATGGAATAAAACTTTTTCAGTTGGAATTTTTAAATGGGAACTAAAAAACAATGGTAAATCAATGAAAAAGGGGAAGGCTATTGTTAGAGTTTCGGGATTAGTCGAGAATAAGGAAAAAGTTTTTGAGTTTGCTGAAAATGTGGTAAAAGATTTAGATGCTAATTTATGGGATGGTCGTAAATCAATAGTCATAAAGTAGCGCTTGCATATAATGAACAAGAGTTTATTCAGTTGCGATTGTTATCACTAAACTAAATTATATGGTACAAACTGTAGAACAGACACACGATGAGAAAGTTGAGATGTATAAGAAATGCACAAAAATGGAATTAATAGGGATGCTTATTAGTTCTAATCTCCATCTCGAATCCGTCACTAAGCAATTGAACAAACCTGTTGTTATGCAAGTGCCGCAATTCGAGGAACTTCTTCAAGTGCGGTTGGATGAACTTCCATATACAAAACACCTTGATGACGGTCAATACAATGATGGGCAGGCATACGGTTTTGAATGTGGTGCGCGGTGGGCATACGAGAAACTGTCCAGCATCAAGGTGGTTGGGCAACTAACCTGTCAATGCGAAGTGCCAACTGGTCGAACAGTAACAGCCGACTTTGAAAATCAAATATGTGAAAGTTGCGGAAGGTTAGTTACTTGTGCTACCGCGAAGGATGGGCTTGCCACACTTCGTAAGGAAATGCCAACTGCTGCCAATGTACCTAGTGTATGCGTAGTAAAAGCGGCTAACGAGATGAACTAAGATTGAAATGCTAAGAAACCTTTAAATTTTAAATACCCCAGCGCGGGGGAAAATTATGGATAAAACTAAAATCAAACACACAACCATCAGAAATCAAAAGTTATTATGTACTCATTGCGGTGGTGAATACGCATTGCAGTTCCCACTACCAATTGAAGGAGTAGGAAGTATGACTGCTAAAATTGACGCTTTCAATTCACTACATGCCGATTGCAAACCAACATGGAAAGAACCAGAAGCAGACCAAAATAAAAACGTTATGGAAAAAGCCTTATGGTGGATTTCAAACGGGCATGTAGGCATGAGTTCTAAAACTATGTGGAATTGCTTAATGAATAGCACAAAGCCATATCCTATAAATCACCCATACGACCCTGACGATTTTAGTAGGTGTTATAAACTTCTACAAGCTTTTCCTGAGTGGAAAACAGAGATCCATAAACTTAAACCGCTTTCAAAAGCATGGTCAAACCTTGTTGACAACTGGGATAAATTGACCGAAATGTATGAACAGAACGAAAGGGAGAAATGGAAAAACTATAAGAAAATAGGTATGTATGAATTTATGAACACACTTATTTGTTAGTCGCGCGGTGGCGGCATTGCCACCAATGATTCTGGTGTATGACCAGTGGCGGCCTTATACTAAACTACATGAGCCACACGGCCTTGCGCAGTTTGGCGGTGTGAGCGGTGAAACACTAAACTTAATAACTATGGGAAATATATCTGCTATTCAATGGACTAACTCAACTTGGAATGTCGCTCGTGGCTGTACCAAAGTTGACGAAGATTGTAAGTATTGCTACATGTACCGCGATTCATTCGATGGTAGCCGTTACAATCCGCTTGAGATTGTAAGAACAAAAACTGTTTTCAATTTGCCGTTAAAGTTGAAAGAACCATCATTGATATTCACTTCATCATTGACTGATTTCTTTCATCCGGCAATTGATAGCTACAGAAATGAGGCTTGGGATATTATTCGTAAATGCCCACAGCATACCTTCCAAATTTTAACGAAGCGACCTGAGCGAATTAATGAGCACTTACCAAAAGACTGGGGCGAAGGGTGGGATAATGTTTGGCTTGGTGCAAGTGTTGGAAGCCCGAAAGGAATGCACCGGATTTACGATTTATTGAAAGTGCCAACTAAAGTAAGATTCCTTTCAATGGAGCCACTGCATGAGCGTGTAGATATGAATATTGATATTATTGACTTAATAAATATTCACTGGGTAATAATTGGTGGCGAAAGCGGAAATGAAAACGGTAAATACAAATACCGTCCATGCAAGATTGAATGGATTGAAGAACTGATAAAAGACTTCACGCCAACTACTGCAATTTTTGTCAAGCAACTCGGCACATATCTGGCAAAAGAAATGAAGTTATCAGACCGTCATGGAGGCGAGATGTCCGAATGGCCTGACCACTTACAAATTAGACAGATGCCGGTTGCTTTCAAGGCTCTTAATAAGGCTTTGGTATGAGCGTTGGATTTTCGAGCGGCCTTGTTAAGTGCCTTGCCTACTGGCCACAATTACGCCAATACGTTGTTAGCGGTAAGCTGCAAGATGTTATTGAGGATTGTTTGTTTGACTTCAAAAATGAAGATCAACCACTATCTGTCTGCGTGGCACAAATACTTGCAGCGTGTGCCGACACGAAGGGTGTGCAAGCCAAGAGCAGCTTCCCAATGGTGTACGACAAAGCCTACGAGAAAACTATCAGCGAAGATGTAGCCAAGCTGCAACGCTACTGGGCACACCTGCGCACACTGGGCTGGAAGAAAGTAGATGGAGCCTAGACTGAGCCAGCAAAGTTTTAAGTATGAGAAAACTCTGGACACCAGAAGAGGTTGCGTGGCTTAAAGTCAACTATCCTGTACTGCCCATGCACAAATTGCAAGCTCACCTGAGCCGAAGCAAAGAGTCTATTTACGGGGCAGTGTACAACCTGGGTATCAAGAAATCTGCCGATTACCTGGCCTCTCCCTTCAGCGGAAGAATTACACCTGGTAAAAAGTTGGGCGGTGGCACTGTTTTCAAAAAAGGCCAAGTGCCATTCAACAAAGGCAAAAAAATAGAAACGTGGATGAAGCCCGAGATGATTGCGAAGCTAAAGAAAACTTCTTTTCAGAAAGGCCAACTACCACACAACACATTGTATGATGGTGCCATGCGCACACGAAAAGATAAAAGTGGGCTTAGTTATCAGTATATCCGCGTTGGCAAAGCAAAGTGGGAGCTATTACATCGCCATGTGTGGCAGCAACACTATGGCCCCATACCCGCAGGCATGGTAGTGGCCTTTAAAGATGGAAATCAAATGAACTGCCAGCCAGATAACCTAAAGCTGCTAACCTTCAATGACAATATGCTGCGCAACAGCATACAACGATTCCCCAAAGAAGTGATAGAAGTAATCAGAGTAGTGAGTAAACTAAAACGTAAAATAAAATCCTATGAAAAACAAAATTGAAGACCTGCGCAACCATATGTTTGCCGCCATTGAAGAGCTGCAAGAACTAGATTCACAAGACAAAGAAACGCGCAAAGCCGCAATCGATAAGGCCAAAGCGATAGCAAGTCTTGGCAGCGTGATTGTAAACTCGGTAAAGACAGAAGTAGATTTCTTCCGTGCCGGTGGCAAAAAGAATATGGAGGTGATGGGAAAAGAGGTGCAACAGTTGGAATAATGAACTTGAATTACCGATAACGTAGTAGCGTGTTTACGTTCGGTTTGCAATTTGAAAAACTAAAATAATTCAAGAATGAAAACAAAAGAAGAAGTACTAGACGAGATTTTTTTTAAACCAGAAGTTGCTGATTGGTACAAACCAGTTTTGAAAGCAATGGAACAATATGCGGCACAGTTTAAGCAAACTGACGTAAACCCGCCTGTTATGCAAGCCGAAGGGTCGGACGTGAGCGAGGGGGCGGCAGTTGCCAGCAGTGCGGTGGGAAAAGGCGTGTGCGGTGGCTTAGATCATGATTACTACATTACAGATGATGGATTTGGTAAATGCACAAGATGTGGTAAATATGATATTTGAGCGTGGCCTCCGTGCCAGCAGCCTTTTATCGGTCGTGCTGGCAATTGTGCATAATGAACAAATATTAGCGTTCGTTTGGCCTTATGTAAAAATTAAAAAAGAAGAAAATATATGAAGATGAAAGCAATGGCAAGTTTACTACCGCTCTATTTAGCAATGAGCGGGATGGATTATCCAGCAAAAGATGATAGCGGTAAAAGGATGCGAGATGAAGCAAGTCTATACGCTATGGTTAAGGAGTACAATCTTATTAAGAAAAAGCAAAGTAAGCTCTCACGCGCAAAACGTGATTATATAACGCAGCGTATAGACTTGCTGATTGAACAGGGTAAACTTGTTAGAACAGAAAGCGGGGAGGCTTCTTTTTTAATTTTTACAGCAGAAAATAAAGAACAATCCAAATGATGCTAATATGTTGTTATCGGTTCGGTTTGCGGGCGCGGTGGGCAGCCAAAGAAAAAGCCTCCGTGCGCTTTGGCTGATCGTGGGAAGCAAACTGACCGATAACAATGTTATATCGGAGACTGCTTTTTAACAGGCGTTTAAAAACGGCTATTTTACTAGTATAGTGTTAATTGAATCGACCTTAATCAATCGGTTTAAATTAGTTACCTGCCCCGTAAACTGCCATCTGCTCCATTGCAATTTTAAAAACCAATTTTTCGGCCTCGATCTAGTTACGATCACATAGTAGCGATCTCTTATTTCTATCTTTGGCGTGTCAAGTACGGTAGCCTCGATGTGGTTGTATGAATCTTTGTAAAGGTATTTAAAGGCTCTGATCGAATCTTGGCAAGGTATATAGACCGTGTCCCTTAGTATTTTGTTTTCAGGCGCAAAGAATGAATCAAAGGTCGAAGCAGATTGGGTGTTTTTATGGTTCCTAAATTTCTTGATCCACGCCAGATCGTTCGACTCCAAAGCCTTTTTAAAGTTTGCCCGATCCAAAGAAATAGCATTCGACATAGTAACTAAATCACCTTCTGCATTAACATACTTTGTGCTTATAGTTTTAAAATTGCTCTGGGCTGCATCAGCTCGCTTCTCCGCTTCTATTTTTTGCACCCGTTGCGAGTTACCCCACTGGAATAAAAACCAAATAGTGGCCAAAAGAACGCCTATTGCAGCGAGTTTCCAGTTGCGGATTAAAAATTCTTGTATCATGTTGTAAAATAAAGTTTAACCTCCTTTTCACGTCTGACTATTATTTCCGGGGGTTTGTTGAATCTCAAGAAAGCCTCCCTAATTGTTGGATCGTTTGGGTTAGCGTTGATCCTTTTTAAAAGAGTTGATCGTTGAAGGTTTCCAACGCCTACGTTGTAAGTGAACGAAACCAAAGCGTTAAATTGGTTTTGTGTAAGTTTGCTTTTTACCAAATCATTAACCTGATCCTCAAAGTAAGAAAGAGTAATTTTAAACAACTCGTTAGCCGTTTCTTTTGTCAACGGTTTATCCTGCATGGTTACTTTTTTGCCGTTAGGATAATAGGTGTTTCCATATCCGATAGTTGGGATGCCTACCGTGTCCAAGTACGGTTTTGATCGGTAGCCTTCGCGCTCGTGCAGGAAGTCTATTCCTGCTTGGTCAACCTTCATCGTTATCAAATTGATTGTAAAACCATTTTAAAGCTAAAACAACTGCAAGTACCCAGAAGGTAATTAACCATATCATTTCTTAAATATCTTTATCAAAACGTCTAGCACAGAATTAAAACTAATCCTGTAAAGGACATACTCACCAATCTTTTCGCCTGATATTGCAATAACCCCTATAATTAAAGGTTGCATTTCGTGACTAAAAGCCCCAGAAACATAGTCGCTAAAAAGGTAAGCCGATCCTATGCCTGTGATGAAACTTGAAATAGCTACCCCAAAAGTAATTTTGTTTTTTCTTGACTGGACTGCCAGCTTTATGGAGATTGCCACCATCGCCCAAATCAAAGGCTTTAAAACCCATGTTTTAACCTCTTGGTTTAAGTTCTCTAACATAGGTGTAAATGGCTATAAATAATGACAAAAATATTAAAACCACATCGCTTTTAAGATACCAAGTTATGCCTATTAGTTTGTCTATTGCGCTGCCAAAAGAAATGCAAAACATAAAACAGGCAACGGCTCTCATAATCTTTTCTGATAGTAAGAACGTCAATAAAAAGAAAGCCGCAAACATTAGCTCATAGACTCTGTTTCTGCTTGCTATAAAAGCAATGTATTGATCGTAATCCGTTGAGACGTTCGGATATACCCAACCCAATACTATTGAGTTGAGTAGATACGAAAGCCCTAAAAGTATAAGAATTGTTAATCTCATCTCTTACCTTTTGGCGGTGGTGTTGGATCGGGGTTTACGGTGTCAGGCGTTAAAACTTTCTTTTTTGGTTTGTTTTTCTTTGCCATATAGTTTTAATTTATTTTTGTTCGTCTATTTTCTTGTTCGCAATGTCGACCGCTTTACCTAGTGCCTTGTAGACTATTGCCTGACCTCCGTAACCGATTACTAAAGCCCCGCCAAAGAATGACAGGTCTAAGTATTCGAAGCCGATTACACTCGGGGGCGCATAGTTTAAAGTAACAAAGTAAAACAGTCCATAAGCGGCCATGATCCACAAAGAGATAAAAACCGTTATCCTGTCTGTTTTCCAGAACAGTTTGAACACGTCCTCAAGGGTATCGTCTGGATATAGTTTATCCAGTACAAGGACTTTTTGCCATGCGTTAAATCCGATTCCTAGAATCTGAATGATGAAAATTAGTAGATGCTCCATTTTTAGTTAATGTTAAGGTAGCGGACTCCATGAAGGTCTGTTTCCGAAAAATTCTACCTCCTTAGCGTCTGCCGCTAACTGGAGGTCTGCTGTAAGCTCCGCCCCTGTTTTATCGCTTTGAGTTGATGTTGAAACTTCTGCAACAGCGTTTTCAACAGTGCATGATGTAACTAGATTATAAAGTGTTTTTGACTCGTCTTCTGGAAATGGTCCGACAACCTCAACTTGCCACGTTCCGTTTCTGTTAGTGTCCTGAGTTGTGAAATCTGAATTTGTCTTGATAGCATTTTCCCAGTTTGATGTATGTGTATCAACAGCATCAGAAAACGCCTGACTTGGATAAGGAGTAGCGGTTACCCACTGGCTGTTTTCACTAGCACTGTGGTTTACATCGATTACTACATTTAGGTTGTAGGGAATGATTGGTGTTCCCTCAGATACAATTGTGAAAGTTGCCATAGTTTTATTTTTTTTAGTTGTGTATAGTGAATCCGGTTACATCGTTCAAGGTAATTGCGGTGTTATCAGTCGTACCCCTACCTCCAGTTATTGCTACCGTGATAGCTGTTCCAAAAGCAATACCTCCTTCAAAAGAGATAAACACAGGGTTACTGCTCAATGGTATTGGAATGTCAAGAGTTGCTGGTGTAGTCCCCAATGTCGGGGTTACAACGTTAAAAACTTTTAAATAACGCGTTGCTGCATTTGAATTAACCAGTAAAAACCCTATCAATCTACCTGCTGTGCCTTTCACAGTTTGAACCGCTGGGGTCGCTGGAGAATTTAAAACCGTTGGTGTACCTGCTCCAGTTGCAGATGCACGATATTGAATACCTACGTCACCAATGGCGTTAGTCCCTGTCGCTAGTGATCCAGTTCCAATGTTAGCGGTTACTGTTCCCGATGAAATAGTAACCGGATTAGTTGTTGACCGTAGTATTTCCACGGGAAGTGCTGTACTAACTCCCATAGGTCTAACATCCTGAATTGAAACATCTGTATTAGCGTAGTTAGAAACACTTACAAATCCTATCGTCCAAGTCGTTGCCGTTGGTGCTGTTGATCCGTTAGCAATTCTTATTTGAAGCCTTAGATTTACATCGTCAGGAATATTTTCAACCCTTGTCGCTCTTACGCTTTGTTGAATAGTAGCAGCACTAGCAACTAACTGATCGGCAAAAGTTGCTACTAAATCATTTCCTGTAATAACTGCTATGTGACCAGGTGAAGCGGTTGTGTTGATCGTTGGAGATGAAACGCCTGTCGCATAGCCTTTCCGTTGCGTGTCAAAGTTTGCAACCGTGGCCGTTGCGCCCGTGTAGTGTAGCTGATAGTAACTCCAACCAAAAGCTGAACAAGTCCCTGTGCCTGCGGCAAAACCTGAAACAGTAAATGTTATGTTGTCCCCGCTTACAGATGCAATAGGGTAGCGTCCAGAAAGGAATGTTCCTGTTCCTGAAAACAAACCTAAATACATCGACTGCCCTACGTTTTCAGAAGTAAATCCGTGACTGCCAGTAAATGTTACTGTAATCGCTGTCGCTGAACTTATGGTATAGGTTAGCCCATCACCAATTACATCTACTAATTCAACAAAAAAGTTATTGTTTGCATTACGTTGTGATAGCGTTGATCTAGCTCTTACTCTTACACCGCCTTGCCATGAATCGTTTGAACGGATAATAGTTTCGCTTCGTGCTGTTGTTCCTGCTAAAACTATCAAGTTTCCACCAGTTTGATCTACATCCATCCCAGCCCCAATGCCTCCAACAATTGTTCCCCATTCAGAGTCTACCGAGTTGCTTAATGTTTTTGTAAATCCAATACGATCAATTTCTTGAGGGGCTTGCCTTACAACTATGCCAACTTCGTCACCTTGTGGTGGCGTGTTTAGTCTAGTTCCGGCTCCGTTGTAAGGTGGCCCCGCTTGACCAAATGCAGCCGTTGAGATTAAAAGAAAGAAAAGTATTTTTTTCATTTGTTAGTTAGTTAGTTATAATCCATCTTCCATCGATTTGCTCCATGTGGCATGGAACGTTATAAAGTAATTCAGTTACTACCGTTACGCGATCTGCTAGGTAAACAGTCGCACCCGTGAAGCTCCAAACTCTTGTATCTTCCGTATTGTAGAACTTCATTACATCTCCATTTGAACCCGTTGGAATAGTTATCACTCGGTTAGTGCTTGCAACCCCGTCTAAAATGTTGTGAACTCCGTTAATCGTTGCCGTAAAGTTCGCGTCCGTGGCGTTGGCTACAAGTGTGTTTGGTGCGTAATAGGTTCCGCCTGCCCCACCAGTCATTGCATACTCGGTAGTTCCTGTCCACCAGTACGGTTTACTATCACTTGATTTTACAAACATTACTCCACCACCTGTTACAGATGTTGATGGATTAGTTGTTGCATGATCAAAGTACAATGTTTTTACACCGCCTCCATAAGATGCTGGTGAATAAGGTCTGAATAGACTAATGTTACCATCAGCTTCTATTATTTGTCTTACATTACTAACAGTAGCAAAGGCTAGTTTTTGACCAGCAGAAAGTGTATATAATGTTAATGAATTTGCGCCAGGGGTTCCTAAAAGAGTGGTATTAGTAGAAGATGTAAAAACAAGACCCCCACTATTGTTAGATATGTCATTCCCTATAAGCAATCCATTAGCTGCACTTGATCCGCTATTTGGATTAATAATATTTACATAACTTGCATTATTAACTGAACTTCCAAAAGAATTAATTGTTCCTGTTGCTGTTATGTTTCCGTTTATTATACTTTGGGGTAGATTGGCGACACTAGCAGATATACCAAAATCAAAGGCTACAACACTGTAATTGTCAAAAGTAAATATTGTGGGTGCTGATGCGGTTCCTGCGGTTCCTAACCCTGCGCCCGTACCAGTTTGAGCGGTGCCTGATGTCCCAGTACCTATAAGGGTTTCGTCAGAAAATACCCTAAAGGAAGTACCGTTAGCCTCCACACGAACCGTATGAGGAAAAGAGTCATTTGGGAGTGCCGTTGTAAAAGTTCCAAAAGTGGTATTTACACCACCGACAATATTATTAAATGTGCATCCAGCAAGTGATCTTGAAAGATTTATTACTACGAAGTTACTTGAGTTTGTCCACTTTAAATAAAATTGAGCAATATCTAAAGCCGATGCCGCCGAAACACTAACGGTAACCTTTAACGTCACGTTTGTAAATCCTGCGTCCGCAATAGTAAACCAATTGTTCGTGGGCGGGTTTGGTGTTTTTGGTATAAGTCTCCCGTTTTGAATTTCCCAAACAGAAGTGTTTTGATTTACAAAAGCCGCTCCAAGCTCTGGAGTGTAACTTGAAAGTAATGTCCCGTTTGGGGCTGTAAATGATGAAACATTATACTCTACTGGCGATGACGTTGATCCAAAAACAGTTCCATCTCCTTTACTTGATGTAATCGTTCCGCTACCGGATGAAATAATCTTACCAGTATACCCAGACAAAAACAGACTTTTTAAGACCTTACCAGTGCCTATTAAAAAAGTCCCCTCACCCGTTGATGGGTATGAGTGTTTTATACCCGTGGCTTTGATGTAGTCTATTTGTCCGTTAGAATAATCAATTAAGTTATCAATGTGATCAGCTAATATATTGTCTAACCTTAGTGTTGAGATGTAACCTCCATTAGTTGAGTTTAGCTTTAACAACGGTGCGGTAATTGTTGTTAATGATTGTGTTATATTAGAATTAGATATGGATAAGTTTTTGACAAATCCAGACACATCTATAACAGGTAAGTTATCAACACCTCCGGTTATTTGGAGATTCTCGATAGACATATTTTCAACATTAGAATTCCTTTCAATTATAAATGTTGGAAATGTATTGGCAGTAAAATTACTTCTGGATATGTTCTTAAAAACAATGTTAGATACATTCCCTCCTATCGTATAGTAAGTACTTTTATAATTCAAACCTATGCGTGGTGTTACCTCTAGTGATGAGTTTTCAATGGTAACGTCACTTATATACCCTGGCCCTATATTATTGGGGCAACCATCATTCCAGTTACTAATGTTAAAACCATATACAGTCGTTATCCCCTTTATGTTTGATATTGTTATTCTCTTTACGGCTGACCCAGATGATAAAAGTCTAAATCCAAATTCACTACCAGGAAGTAGTGTTACATTTCTTATATCAACATCGGTAATATCTCCAAACGTTGCATATGGATCGTAAGTAGGTACTCCCGCGGCAGCGCACATTCCTGCGGTGTTTGTTGATTGCCACGCGTCATCAGCATTTAAGGCTACCGCGTCATCACTGGCTTTTATCTGCGCGTCTCTTACATAGCCGTATTTGCTGGGGCCGCTAATATGTATTCCATCCTTTCTAAACAAAACGGTTTGGGTTTGAGATGGTGTCCAATCAATTAGAACATCACTTACAGACCAATAATCACAGTTCATAAACCAAACAGCAAATGTTACATTGCTTAGAATTGTAGCTCCTGAAATTCCTAAGTGATCTACCCCCACCATTTTAAACGGTACTAACCATCCTTGAGCGGTTGTTTCTGATAGACTTTGAGAACCTCTATTGTGATTAATGATGTAATTGTTTCCAAGAAAATAAATATCGTGATCTATGTGCGTTGTTGATGCTGTGGGATTTGCATTTTGAAAAATATTTGCGTTCATCCCATTTCTCGCAATAACACCCGCATTAGCCGAAAATATTATCGTGGTGTTAGACTTGACTGTTAGCGTAGAGCTTATGGAATATTTGCCATCCCAGTAGACAGTTATAGGATTAGTTTCTGAAGCATTGTTTAAAATTGTTTGAAGGACTGTGGTATTGTCAGTTCCATAAGTCACACTACCTTCAGTTAATACCGCGTCAGATATAGCTCCCTCTGTGGATGTGTAGTAAACTTGATTATTTACTAAAACCCTTCCAGTAAAATTAGGTAATGTATAAGTCCTAGCAGCACTATTAGTATTTGTAAACTGTGACGTAAACGTATTGGCTACGTTACGCATCCCTAAAGTACCGTTTAGGAAAGTTTTTAATCCTGTGTTAGTTTGAGTAGAGGCTAGTACCATGTCGCCACCTCCTCCTCCACTACCAGCTACATTCAACACCTGAAAGTTGGTGCCATCGTAACTAAGAGTATATGTCCCACCGGCCGCAAGATCACCAGACGACAAAACGGTAGTTCCGCCTTTACGCAAATTAATAGTGCCTATTGGTGAGCCCCCCGTCCCAATTACGTTTAGCGTAACAGAGCTACTATTATTGGCGTTTATAAATTTTATCTTTAATTCAAGATCCTTTTTGTAGTAACTTAATTTGGGTATTGTAGCCGTATAGGCATTTGTCCCCGTGGCATCCCAAACCTTGTGTGTAAGCCACTCAAAATCATTAGTCTGTCCAAGACAAAGTATTGGGGCTATAAATAAAAGCGAAAAGAGTATTCTATTGCGGTCCATCAAGAGTTAGTTGAAAGGTTGCTGAATCATTTACCATGTTTAATAAGTACTTCCCAGGGTATAGCGTTAGCTGCTTAGTTATGTTATCCCAATCCAAAAGCCCCAACGTCATAAAAAAATTGGCTGGCATTGTAAGGATAGAAATGGCTGAAATAGTAAAGCTGAAAACGCCTTTTATGGCATTGCCTTGGTTTATAGATGTAATTGTCTTGTTGCCCCCTATTGAAGTTATAGTTCCTGATGAGTTTGCTCCCACAAAAACAACTTCCGATAGAAGTTCCCAATCCAATACAATACCAGCCCCGGTTACGTCCACTGTCTTCCTTTTTACACTAGGCGTAATTACCTTTTGAAGTGGGGGTTTTCTTAGTAAGTATCGTTTGCTCGGGGTTGGCATTGTTATTTGTTACTTTTTTAATGGCAATGCGATTGGCATTACAATTCCGTTTTCTTGTGTGTGTATCTCTGTCATAGCTTAATGATGTAGGCCAAAGTATAGTACGGTGGCCTGTTCTCATGGGGCACATCTCCTCCAGATGGAGATATTTGACCTCCAGCTGTAATCATAAGTTCAGTACCAGAACCACCACTATCATACCCTGTTGGCGTAACAAATTCACCAACTATGCTTGTTCTTAATAACTTATCAAAAGACCCTGTGTTATGGTTATGGGCTGGCATCTCATTAATCCCTAATGCGTGTTTTTTCTCTCCGGCACTTTTACCGATAGTATCATAATCCGTATCTGACGGATCGTATCCAACAATAAACATTCCTCTTAAATCTGGTCTACCCTGGCTTCCATCACATAATCCCCATCCTGAAGGTGCAATTGTGCCAGCCCACATGACAATAACACCTGCCGGAATAGCCAATGGGGCTAATTGTTCAAACCTAACAGCCTGTCCATTTGAAGTAGCACCAGGGAGATTGTTGATTTGATTCCCTACCATGTTTAGAGGCCCAGTCATTGAGTCTCCAGATCTGTTCAAAGGAACATACCCAAGGTTATTCTGAAGTATGCTCCAATTAGCTTGAGTATTCCCTGGGGTGTCTATCAGTGCTCTTACGGTATCCCCAATTTCAACTACTTGTCCTGTTGGCAAAGTGCCAGCTACCGATATGGTCCAGATATCTCCTTTTTTGATTGCGCCCGCTGTACCAGATCCTCCGATTGAAGGGTAGTTACCACCGGCAGCGCTAAAAGTACCTCTGTCATCCCAAAGCCCAACCACTAATGAATTGGCATAATCTTCCATCTGGGCGGCATAATCTTCCATCTGGGACTTATTTATTGCATCAGCCGCATTTGTCCCATTACCCAGGCCAGTAATTTTATTGTTTGACATGGCCAAGGCCCCAGTCATCGTATCGCCTGCCTTTGCTACCTTGGAATTAATCAACGGGTAGTCTAAAAACAAAACCGCAGGGCTAAAGGTCACGCCTCCATCGGTAGATATCCTCAAGTAATAATCTCCAGACAAATAAGTGGTGTGCCAAGTAGTGCCGTCAGCCGAGTATTGAACTTGCGTCAGCGGTGCGTCTTTCCCTATGTTCTTAATGTACGGCTTCCCTTTATGAAACAACAAAGGCGCTACTGAGTACTTATCTAGTTCCCCAGCGCTTTCCAGAGTCTTTAAAAATCGGTTTAACTGAGCGGGTGTGGTTCTTAGTAAATAACTTACATTACCGGATACATCATAGGCCACATGGTCAAGTACAGACCGAAGATTTAAAATGATAATCCTAGACTGTAGGTAAAGTCGTTTTTGCTTCTCACTTCTACCAAACCCTTTTTTGTGGTTTCGCATCCGCAATAAGGTCAGGTCTCCAAGCTTCTGGTAGCTCTTCGCAATTATGTCCCTGGCATCGTCAAACAGCAACCCCATTTACAAATTTTTTATAGGTAAATCTCTTCCATCTGTCTACATGCTTCTTCCATTTCGGCAAATCTTCCTTCCGAGTTTAATGCCTGTAGTCCGTTTAGATCAGAATCAAACTGCAAATATTTTTCGTACAGTTTGGCCCTCTCTTTACCATCACTAAACCAAGGCTTGCTATTTATGGCGTCAAGTTGGTCTCTCAGCCTATCCCTATGATAGCAATCAATCAACTGACCGTCTACCAGTACTTCAATGGTTCCATAGCTTACCAAAACAGATAGGTCGGTAATCACTTCCCAATACGTTTGCCATCCTACTGCACCGGGCTGCACAGAAATGCTTCCCGTTGTTTTCGCTTTTACCACTTGCGATGTTGGCGTATGGTAAAGAACCGTGGCGAATTGTGTAATCACTCCGTTCCCATCTTTTACTTCGGCAAGTGTATTTACCGGAGATGCTGAGTACAGACTAAGCCGTATCAGATTAAAACGATACCATCCGTCTGTTGCAGTGGGGAAATTCCATACAATAGCACTCAATGGTGCGGTGTTGTCAATTCCTGATAGATATGTCGGCACCCCAGAGCTACTCATCTTCGCAATTACCAGTAGGTTTGCTTTATCTGTTCTTAGCTCTCCTTGGTAGTCGCTTACATCCTTGATCGTAGCAGCGCTGCAATCAACTTGTTCAGACTCTAGCTCTAGTTCGTAGGTTGTCATCTATTTGGGTTTCCTATATTCAAAAACTTTTTAAGCCTGCTCTCTACTCTCTTGTAACACTTTTTACCTTCTGCTCCACTGAAGAAGTATTCTACTAATCCACCGATTCTATTCTTACCAATTTCAAGAGTTATCAACTCTTCTTGTCCCTCTTCATTAAAGAACCATTTCCGAGTCTGCTCGTCCCAAATAATAATATTGAAGTACTCGCTCTCCATCACCACTATTTTAGAAATAGCGTCACGGTTTGAGCTTGCCTTCATCACCATAATAGGGTCCTCCAGAGTTATCTTAAATAACTCCCCTTTAATTACTTCAAAGTGACTTTCCATGTTGAGCTTTTTGCCAATAGGCAAAAACTCATTAATGGCTTTTATCTCCTTGTCGTCCGCACTCGAAACCCAGCTTAACGCATCTGCCAACATTGCATTTTTGTTGTTGAGAGTCATGGCAACCTTTTTGGCGTCTACCTTATAGTATACCGCGGGCTGTTTTCTGTCTCTGAATATATTTGAAGCATTAGCGTTGTGTCTTTCCAAGTACTCATACGTTGCGTTCTGGTCGGCATTCACTCGATAAAAGCCATCATCAAAACGAATTGATTTTGTAACGTCTTCATATCGGTACGATCCATCTTCTTTTTTTATCGGCTTATGGCTTACCACATTGCCAATCATCACTTTGTTTCCTGTTTCAAAATCCTGCACAAGAGTTTGTCTTGCCAGCACTCTCACCGGGTTACACTTTATCGGCTTCCCCTGATCGTCTACTATGTTAGGGCTATCGGTATCAGATGCCAACAATCGGTAAATCACATACTCATCGCCCACTAAGGGCTTCACTTGCATACTTTTTGATAAGACTTTGTTTGGCTGCATTTTTTCTTTGTTTTAATAGTTAAAAAGTGAGGGTGAAATAACACCCTCACTTCAATTGTTAGAATCCCCTATCTACAACCATAAACTTTCTCAGGTTGAATACTTGTAGCGCTTTGTATGAAATCATGTTCACGCTACGCTCCATTACATCGTTGGTGGCCCCGGTAAGTGCTCCTGCGCCATCTTCCCAAACGGCAATCTCTCCGTCATTTTGAAGGTACTGAGCGGCCATTGCTGGCGCAGCATACCGTACTTTCATGTATGGCTGCATCTCATTTGTGTTCGGAGTGAGTGCCGATCCGCAAGGGATAAATACACCCTTACCCTTATAGCCCAACCGGTCGTTACCTAAACTTCCAGAGTGGCTAAATGCCTTACAGTCTTTCACGTAAATAGAAATTCCGATACCAGGCATTTTAATACCTGTAAACTCAAAGTTTATGGCTTGTTGTTTACCTTCGGCACCACCTCCAAAGAAGGCATAAGCAGCATCGTATTTACCTAGCTCCGCAGTGTAGTTTTGGAAAGCAAAACCTAAGTCAAGCCCCAACATACCCAAGTACTCACCGTCACCGTAGTTGGCAACAATCTGGCTCATCCAGTCTTGTACAGTAGGCAGGTCAACATCACCGTAGTAGTCTTGTGTGATACCGTTAGCGTTGATGTTAGGAATTAAACCAAGAGTAGTATTTATGGCTGCACCCGCAGCGTTCGTTACCGTTGCTGTATTGCTCTGGCCCGTTAACATGGCCGCGTCCTCATCAAACTCAAAAGTTTGAGCCGTGTTGGCAATACCTAAATAATGAAGATATTGTTTGCCGTCAATAGTTGCTACCTCAGCCCGGTTTTGCATTGATGAGTCACTGGCAGAATAGTTACCTCTGGTAATCTGTATCTTCTGGTTAATCCTGTTGATACGTGGCTGTCTTGATTCTACTTTCGTAGACCTCTCAGATACGGCCATACCCATAAAGTTTACAACACTTCCTACTACCGCTGCTGTTTGCACGTCAGTGCTGTTGGTCAAAGATTTTACCAATACAACGTGTGCGTTAGGTGTCGCTCTGTTTATCGAGAAAACAAGTCCAGTAACCTGGTTCGCAAAGATGCAAATGTTACCCACAATAGGATAAGAGTTTGCGCCAGAGTTGTAGTGATCTGCGGCACTCAGTGTAATATTCACTGATGGCGTAGTGTCTTGCGTTAAGTTAGCTACTGTAACTACCGTTGCGTTAGACTTCAAATGATCGGCTTGCTCAAAGTAGTAAAAATCATAGCGGCCAGTTTGCTCACTGGGCATAATTTTACTCTGCATTTTCAATTGACGGAAGATAGAAAAGTCAGAATAGGCAGTTGAGATCATCCCCAACTTCTTTCTAAACTCTCTATCCAAAATACCATACCCTGTAAGTATGGGCATGTTTAAATTGGATTGGAATGACATTTTTTAGTTGTTTAAATTTTTAAATCAGTTACACAGGTCTTCGTGACTGTTCGTACTGCTCTGATTGTGATCTCGCAATCGGAGTCTCCTTACCGTCATCAACCACTTTCTCTTTTCCGGTGTTGTTGATCTGATTTAGCAGTATCGCCATACCTCGTTCTATGCCTTGAGAAAAAATATCGGCATGTACTTTTTCGCGGTTCTTAAATTGGTACACATCATTTAGATAGGTGTTCCAGTTTATACCGGATTCTGTTTTGTGGCTGTTCACCAAATCTTTTACAAAAGTTTCTGGGTTGGCTGCGTATGCCTTCAATGCAGAGGCCTCTTCCGGACTCATCTCTACATTAAATGCTCCCTTCGGAACAATTTGCCCTGTCTTCGTTTTGTACTCTGGTAATACCACGGTAGGCTTCAAGTTTTTTAGCCCACCTTCAATTCCCTTATTAATCGCATCCAACTGCTCGGGTGTTGGTCCTGTTGGTTGCGTTTCGGGCAACTTGGCTTCCCTGAAAGCCTTCAAAGTAGAATCTATGTTCTGCTTTGCTGCACGGGTTGCCTCATCGTGTTTGAACTTCCTTAGCGGATCTGAACTTAGATCGCTCCCATCCCCATAGGCTTCTGTATATTGCGCTTCAAATATGTCTCTTGCTTCATCTCTAGGGATGTGGGGATACTTCAAAGCAAAATCCTCAAATTGCAATCGTTTAGGGTCAGCGTTCGCGTCCAGTTCTGCCAGGTTCAAATAGCTTTTAGCCGCAGCCATTTCGTTGCCATCAAACTTTTGGGCAAACTCATATAGTGCTTTGGCTTTTTCGTTCGGAAACTCGAGGCCTTTTTTAGTCAGCGCATCAAGCTCCTCTACTCTTTTATTTAGGTTAGTCCTTTCTTCAAAGGCTAATTTTATGTCGTCAATCTTTGATAGGGAGATGCCTCGTTCGTTAAGAACTTTAACTAGTTCTTCGTCTTTAAAAGATGGTTTCTCTTCTGTCTTTGGGGCTTCGGTAACCAGTGTGGTAACTGGTGTCGCTTCTTGGCCGGAAGGGATTTCATTACCAGCGGGCGCTCCAGTATTCTGCTTCGCCAAATAGTCTTCTAGCGATACTCTCTCTACTTTTGATTCGGCTGTAAATGTTTCCATAAATTTAACTGTGCGGTTGGTTGAGCCGAAAGTTAATTTTAATGAACTAATGTATTGTTTTATTTACATTAAGGTGTAGATTTGTAGATATGTTTAGAGAGACAACTCCCATTAAAGTTTACATATTCAAAGACGCATCTTATGTAAGCTCGGTAGAGTTATTTCAAATCATTTTTCCTTACTCTAATAACTACTACGCACAGTGGGTAAGAATGAACATCACAAAGCAGCCCCAAGAACTGTCTTGCAAGGGCGTTGACTATATATTCTTTGCCGATGCTGGCATAAAGCCACCTCAAAGAATTAAGGGCGGAAAAAAGAGAATGGACTATCTTCTTACCGTTGTTTTTGCTATTCAATTGTGCTACCAGGCGAAGAATTTTCAGTCTAAAAACGTAAAAGATTTCCTCCTCAAATTAATTTAAAGTTATTTATAACGTAGTGTAGATTTAGTTATACCGATTAGTTATTATTCAACATTTGTTGCCGTAACTAAACAAACTAAATTAAAACACTATGGCACAACAAGGATTCGCATTCGTAACGGTACGCAGGGCTTCACCTAACTCGGGTGTAGACTTGCCACAGCCTCAAAGGAGATTAGTAGCAACAAATAGCCCTTATGAGGTTCGTCAGAACCTAAAGCGCGGAGGTTCGGTCTTGAAAATTACCTCGGGCTCAGGAACCAGAGCAAAATTTGAAATCTTTGAGTCAATCACTCAGTTTAACACTGCTATGGAGCCCACCAATACCAACTCGGCTCCTGATGTTAACTTAACCTTATCGGCCAACGGTACAACCATTGCATCAACGGCTGTTTTGGTGTCCTATTACAACATCGTCACTACTGCTGCAACGGGCGTAAACGATGCTGTTAGATTGCCTGCTGTTTCTCAGGGCGCTGTACGGGTTGTTGTAAACAAAACTGCTGTTCCTGTTTCGGTTTTCCCGAACGCGGCTGGTGAGGCTATTGTGAATAAGTTGGGTGTTCAATTAGCCAACGGTGCGTCTATATCTGTTCCTGCTGGTGAGACATGGCATTTTTCAAGCAACGGTACTGTAAACCGTGCTGCGGTAGACGCTTAATAAAAAACTGAAAGGCGGTTGGTTGCTTCCTTTCTTTGTTGGGCCTCATGTTCATTGGGGGCCTAATTTTAAAAACCATTTTTTATTTCAAAAACCAAAACCAATTATAGTATGAGACAACAAGACGTAGAAATCGCAGAAAATCAAAAGTTCATGAGCTCTTTAAGGGCTAAGGCGGCCGAAGAAGCAAAGGCGATAGCTGATGCCGAAGAGGCTAAGTTAGCCGAAATAAAGGCTGAGGAAGAGGCTAAGATTAAGGCTGAGATCAAAGCAGCCGAAGAAGCAAAGGCGATAGCTGATGCGAAAACTGAATAATTTTTTTCAGACAAATAAAAAAGCCCCGAGTTAAGGGGCTTTTTTATTTTAAGCCATTTTCTTCTTTTGATCTTTGGCCTGAGCGGAGATGTTTGCCGCTTTCAGTGTAGTCAAGTTATCCTGTGAGTTCAAAAGTAATTGAGTCATCCTTTCCTTATCTTCATTGTTCATATCAAGCCCCTTCTCGAGTTTAATAAGCATGGCCTTTAATTGATACTCCTGTACTAACCTCTGCATTTCGAAAGATGCTTTTTCAGATTCTAATTGGTGAGCAAGTTGCAGGGTCTGTTGTTTGGCTTGTTCTGCCGCTTGTGCGCTTTGCTGCTGTATTTGACCATTCATCTGCTGTAATCGTAAAGCGGCCTGCTCGTCCTCCTGCTTCCTTTGCTTAGTCTTGGCATCGAGGATCATGAAGGCTCTTTCCGGGTTCTTTTCATTCTCGATAATGTATACGTCCTGCGGTAATAGGGTTCCGCCCGCGGCCTTTAGGCTAGATTGCGCAGCTACTCTCAAAGAGTTTTTCTTTTCTTCGTTCCATCCCACGTCTACGCTAATTCCAAAATCCAAAAAGTCCATGTCCGAATTGGCTTCAGAATAGAGTTGACTTTCCATTCCAAGTGCTTCAATGTATCCGGGATTTCTCTTCTTTCTGGCGGCTGGTACCAATCTCACGATAGATTTAGCCGTTTCTTCATAGATGTAATTGAAGGCGTAGTAAAAATCTCCCAGTGCGGTATTCGTGTTTTCGGCCATCATTTCACTTACTCTCTTTCCCTGATCGGGGCTAATAGTACTCGCGTCCGTGGCTTCATTTAATCCCAGAATATTCCGTATTAAATCGATAGACTGAAACACCATTTGTAAATGATGTAGGGCTTTTTCGTTTCCTCCTCCTCTTAGCTGCTGAAATGGTATGCTTATCTGCTGTCCGTTTTTATCCTTGTCGGTATAAACTAAATTACCGGTTTGCACATACTGGTCTACTAAATCCAAAGCGTCAAGAACTACTCCAGCTTTACCACCAATGGTAATTTCAGTAAGTGCTCGTTTATTTATGGCGGTTCCGTCAGGTATGCTTTTGGCTGAGTGATGTAGATACTGCAGCCAGTTCAATTGTGCCGAATGCGCTACTGACTCAAGGTCTTTTATTATTGATTTGAAATCCAGTGTATACAGGTTCAAATCAAACTTAGCTTCTGCCAAACTGTTTATATTTCTTTGAATGTCTCCTTTTAGTCCGTAATTAAAAACGATATTAGAATCGCATACATACCAGGCCTCGTAAATGTTTTCAATTTCTGTTCTTAAAACCTTTCTGTTTAGCCCCTGTTCTTTCTGGTAGTTCTCATACTGCGTATCTGTTACCCCTTTCTTATCAAGCCAAAATGGATTGTCTCTCGGCTCCAGAGTTATACGTCCGTCCTTGTTAGAGATTACGTAAGCAATGGTGTCTGCGCTTTTCGCCTGCCATCTTAGTATTTTCACTTTCTCATTATCATAAGGGCATTGGTAGTTAAGTCCAAAAGTTCGGGCGTTGTAAATCTGGTCGGTGCTCATGGCATTATAGGCCTTTCCTGTTTTACTAGCTAGTTCGGCTAGTTGTTTTTCGGTGATCTCGCCTTTGGCAATTTCATTCTTAGCGGCCACTCGTAGTTGAGAAATGGTCATGTAAATGTACGTACCCCACCTGGTCATGTCGCTAAAGTCTCTTTTCTCACACGGGTTGGTAACTATCCTGTCTATTCGTGCCGGGTCTACTCTTATTACTCCTTTGCTGTCAACGTAAGTGTGTGTTCCTATAAATCCCTGTTTTACTTCTTCATCTACAAGATCACGCTCAATGTTGTCCCAATTATTTACGTTGTGGGCTTGCTTAATCTCATCGTACATTTCTACAACGTGCTTGTTCTTTGGGTAGGCTTCCGCGTATAAGTCTACTTCTTTCAAATTGGTAGGCGTAACTTCTCCCTCTTCAAAAGGAGATTCAACTTGCACTCCGTTTTGCTGGGCTGCCTGTATTAATTCTTGGTTTGCCACATAGGCAGCAATTTTATTTTTCCGTACACGTTCCTGATTTATGCTCCATGGGTCAATTGCGGATATCTTGAAGTCTTTTGGCTGGCTTAGAATTTTGTTCTTCAAAATCCTTACAAATTTTGGCAGTATCGGAAGTATCGTGTAGTCTAGGTTTCTCCATGCCATGTCTGGTTTACCTGCACGTTGTCGCGAACCTAAACTCTTCTTATACTGATCAATGGGCTGTTCACCTTCTGATAATTTTTTCCATTTGATGTAATTATCGGATGTCACTAGCGGCTTGTTAGAGTTTTGAAATGCTTTTGAAAACTGGAGAGCCCAGTCCTTAGATGCCTTTTTTCTCATCGGCAGCATGTCCGATGGAAATCCTAAATTGTTTGTCTGTTCCATGTTTTAAAACATTAATTCGCTTATATCAACTTCTACACTTTGGGTTCCGCTTTGGTCATACACGGGGAATAATTCTAGTTCAATAGGCCTTCCTGTAACTTCGCTTGGCGCCATTGTTATTCGTTCGCTTGCTATCAAAGTAAATCCAGCTCCCACTACCGCATCTTGCATAAAGTGTTTTGCTATCCTAAATTTTAAAGATTGCTCAATCAGTTTTTCAAATACAACTAAGTGTATGTATCGGTTGTAATACATATGCAACTTGTTCACGTAGTTGTTAATCACCGTGTCGTCAGATCCTACGGCTTTGTCTCCGTAATTACCTTCTTTCTTTACCCCTACCAGGGTGTCGTCACTAAAGTCCCTGCGGTACATTATAAAGGCTCCGTAGCCTCTCATGTCAAAGTATTGTCTTAGTAGCGATACGTTGTCCTCGGCAAGTATTGAGCATCCAAAGTATCGGCAAAGTTTTATCATGTCTTCGTGAAAAACTTCCGAGTCGTCCGGTCTCACCAGGTACTCAACAATAAACTTATGTGTTCTCCATTGTTCCTTTGGTCTTCCGTGCTCTATGCTTTCATCGTATTTTCTAAAAACATACGCGGCTGCTTTTGATGCGGTGGGGTCATCTGTTTTTACGTTTCGTATCGGGTCGCATCCAATAGTAAATAGGTGGTCATTCTTGGGGTAAAAGAGTTTTTTTCCGTTCTCGTTATCCCAATCTTCGCCTACGTTGTTCACTATTTTAAATTTCTTGGTAATGTCTCCACCTGTTCCTTCTTCATCGGGTAGCCAGGCAAATTTGAATTTGCCTTTATGGTCATCTCTGAAAAATTCAACCGTTCCGTCTTTCTTGTCCCACTCTAGGTTTCCTAAAATATACTTCGGTTCGGCTCCCCGTAGCTCCTGTAATCTTTTCGAAAGAACCATGTGGTTAAAGTGACAAAACTCATTACTAACACTTTTTGCCTCCTCCCATGACCACGGAAATTTCCGCATCAATGAGGTTAGCGCCTGGAGGTCATTCTCTACTACTTTTCTATCTCTTAATAGTTGTGTCTTTGCGCCAAATTCTATTCGGTGACCGTCTTCGTCTAAAACAATTACTTTTGGGTCGGGGTCGTTAATAACGCTCCTTCCAAATTCATCAAATACATATCCTTCATAAGCTGGAATAAATAGTGAGATCAGGCCGCTCTTAGTTCTGCCATCAAACTTTTTCATTAAGCTGGGCAAACTGTCTTCAAACATTTCAATGAATGAGTCTCCGCCTTTTTCAAGCTCCTCAACGGTAGTGGGTGCGAAACACTTCCCAATTATCTTGCTTCCGTTTTTTAAAGCGGGCTGTATCTTTTGAAGGGTTGCGTATACGTCACTCTCCTCCCACTTACCGGGCTCCTCCATGCCATACCTATGCAGCTTAGATTGGTCATACGCGCTCTCGCTGCTGTCTTTAAAGTCAATGGCCGAGTGAAGTGAGGTGTCTTCGCCAAAGTTCTCTGTGGCCTTCTTTCCCTTGCCTGCCGATCTTCGGAAATCTATACTCCCCACTTGGGTACCGGCTGTGTCTACCTCCGGTCTGAAAAATTCCGGTAGTCTCCTCCATGGGTCAACTACGTTAATCTTAAACTTAACTTTGGCGTCATTAAATTTCTTAGCCTGAAATCCACCGTAGGCATTTTTATTTCTGCTTGGAAAGTCATAGAGCCAACAGAATAACATCGCTGTCTTTCCAAAACGTCTTAGTGTGCTTAATGCGAGCCCATACAAAAACGGATTTTCCTCTACATACGAAAGTGCATAGAACACTTTTAGGTATACGTGCCTGAACCTGGGGATAAAGTCAGTGTCCCACCAGTTAAAATAAAGATATGCTGTACCTGTTAAGTAGATGTACTCAACCGGTTTTTTTTCTTTGTTTCCTATTGCAATCCAAACTCCGTTTATTCTGCGCCTCCACTCCTGAGCTCTAAAATAGTCAGCTTCTGCGTGTGAGTAATTTGGGTTTAGTTGCTTATTTAGAGCCTCCTCTTCTAGCCACTTGTTCCAGTTCTTTGGTAGAGTAGTTCTTTGCCATTTCTTATCAACTAGTGGAAGGTCGTCAAATAGTATTTCAGATTTTATTAATTTCTCGCTGGGCTTACCAGTCTTGGGGTCGGGCATTCTATCAACAACGTACCCAATAGGCGGCAAATGGACTTCTATGAACTCGTCTCCAAATTCAATACGTTGTGTGCTGCCTCCGTCTATGGGTTGAAACATTTCTACGTTACTGTTTTCATGGTGCTATTTTTTGGTTGCTTTTTTATCAGTAATACGCTGCCGCAATTTTTTCTGGTGTTGTCAATAGGTCGTTTGCTACGTTTTTTAGATCATCATTATCGCTAAAAATTTCACTCTCCAGTGCATCAAGTGCTTTGTGTATAGCCATTGCTTGGTCTCTCAATTTGCCTTTCTTCTCATGGGCCTCCATCAACTGCTTCTGGTCTTTCGTGTCATCTTCGTTAATGGGTTTCCATCTGGCTTGTTGCTTTTCCTCAAGTTCCTGCTGCATGGTACACCACTCTCGAAACTTCCTGTCGTTAAATACTCGGGTTAAAAAGTAAAACGCTTTTCCTAAAACATACTCTTCTTCAAAATCTGTAAATCCACTTAGTTCGCTTGCTTTTTTCTTTCGGTCTGAAATTTCTGGCTCTTGGCGTATTAGGTCGCTCTTCGAATCGTATAGGTAAATCAGGTAGCGAATAAGTCCATTTACATTTGCTACTTCAAATTCCGTAACCTCTCCGTCCTCCTCTTTTACCACGTACTTCGTCAGGTTCTCCCTATGCTTTTTTAGTTCGGGAAATTCCTCGAACAAATCCGCAGACTTCGGAATGTTGTGTATCCTGTACTTTAGGTTTTCAAAGGGCTGTCGAGTCATCTCTAGTTCATATTTTTATTATTATTCCCCATGCCTAGAATAAGCGCCAAAATGGTAAGTGCCGCACATACGATTATAAATGGTTTCATTTCGCGCAAATGATGTTATAGTTTTTAATCAATCGATATGTCTTACCATTAAACTCTACGTCAAATCCGTCTGTACTTTGGCATACAACTGTATTCCCTGCTTTCACCGGCATGGGCAAAAGTTCTGTCCCCTCTCCAGCGCTAATCACTTCGCCCATTACCAAGTGCTTCATCTTTGCTTGGAACTGAGGGGGTATGTATAGCTTGGTTTTCACCTTGTAGGGGATTATCTTCACCAAAATGTTATCATTTTTGCAGTTTATCATAACAAAATGTTACGTTTAATTTACTTTTGTTGGTAAAATTAATACAAAATGTAATTGAAACAAATTAGAAGGGTGCTTCGTCATCTTTGAACGGTTTTTGTGGCTCCATCTTTGTAAATCCTTCCGGGGCCTTGTGAATAGGTTGGTGGTGGTCATTCCAATTCGTAACCTTAGTGTACTTCCCAATAAATTTCAGCTTTACCGTATCCAATGACCCATTTCTGTGTTTTGCTATAATAACCTCAAGTTGCCCCTGTGTTGACATCCCATTCTCATCTTCTGTTATCTTGTAATACTCTGGGCGGTATAGGAAGGCAACCATGTCAGCGTCTTGCTCAATGGATCCAGACTCTCGTAAATCGGATAGTAAGGGTCTTTTGTCTCCTCCTCTAGTCTCAACACTTCTGCTTAATTGAGAAAGCGCTATCACAGGCACATTTAACTCTTTTGCTATGCCTTTGAGTGCCCGCGAAATTGATGCAATTTCCTGCTCTCTGTTGCCATATTTTTCACCGCGCATTAGCTGTAAGTAGTCAATGGCGATCAGTTGTATGTTGTGTTCTGCTTTAAGCCTTCTACATTTGGCTCTAAGTGCTGTTATAGACAATCCGGGTGTATCATCAATAAAAAAAGGCGCAGAACTAAGTTTGGCTGTTTGATGGATAATCCGGCTCCAATGATGGGCTTCTAAATTTCCTTGCCTCAAGGTTTCGCTGTCTATTTCTGCTTCTGAGCATATCATTCGATAAATGAGTTGAATTGCCCCCATTTCAAGTGAGAATAGCGCCACCGGCATGTTAAAATCTACCGCAGCATTTCTTAAAGCCGAAACAATCATAGCGGTCTTACACATGCCTGGCCTAGCTGCAATGATTATCAAGTCTGACTTTTGCCATCCAGAGGTGAGTCGATCAAGCGGAAGAAACCCGCTGGCCACTCCTGTTACCCCATTGATTGATTTTTTTCTATCCTTCATCTCCATCACAGCTTGATACATCAAAGCCTTTACGCTTTCGTAGTTTTTTGAAAGGTTTGATTCGGAGATTTTAAAAACGGACTGCTCGGTATCGTCTAATAATTCGAATACGTCTGTCGTGTCCTCGTAAGCGTCTTGATGAACTCTAGAAGCGATTTGAATAAGTGTGCGCTTGATGGCCATCTCGATGATGATGCGCGCGTGGTATTCGATGTTGGCTGCTGAACTGACTTTAGAAGTAAGTTCGGCAATATAATAAGCCCCTCCTACTAATTCGAGTTTAGCGTTTTTTCTTAACTTGTAAACAACGGTACGCATATCTACCGGTTCCGATGCCTTAAAAAGTTCAATAATTGCAGAGAATATTTCCTTGTGCTGCTCTTTGTAAAAGTGATCTGGCGTAAGAATCTCAACAACAGATGATAGTGCGTTTCTTTCAAGTATCAATGCGCCAAGTACCGATTCCTCTAGGTCAATTGCTGCAGGAGGTAGCTTGCCTAGCGCCTCAGAAATATCTCTTGTTGGTAATTGAAAGTTTCTCATTTTCTGGTTCTTTTAAATTCATCATATATTTTCCTTGCCTCCTCCTCGGAGTCAGCATTAACCTCCATTCCTTCGATGATGAATTTTTCTCTTACCAATGTTGTAGCTTTTTTTCTTGGCCTCTCAATTCCCAAATCTTTTATCTGCTTATCGGTTAGTTTGGGGGCGCTCTTAAAGTCAGAAAGTTTATCTAGAAAAGATTCCATTAGCCTATTTGTTTCTGGATTGGACGCAATTATGTTTACTTGATTACTTTTTCTTTTGTTTAGGACGCGCTCACATTCAGCACTCCACTCGTCCTGATATTTGGCTATCCAGTCATATAGTACAGCGATATCAAATCGCATTATACCTTTTTCATTATACCTTCCCTTTACTCCGTTTGATAGCAAAATATTAAGGTCATCCAGGCTCATTGTTGGCCAGTCATTCAAAATATTTTTAGCATATTCAATTGCGTGTTCAGGCCTCATGTTTCCACCAACCGTAAGCATGTTGGCATATTTCGAAATAAGCACGGCCACCACCTGCTCAAGTTCCTTTCGGTTGGCTCCAGCGTGTGTGAGTTGAAAAATTGAAGGGCTGGACATCACATCGCTAACCCTGCTTTTCAAGCCAACAATAATACTAGCATGATTTCCAACGTTATTTATTTCCGTAGATAGCGCTGAGGGTTGCTGCAGCATCAAATCCTTTTTGCTTTCCATTTTCATTGCTAAAAATTATTTCGTTTTCCCAAGAATTGCTATTGAGGTAGGTGAGTGGATTTTTCCTGTACTTTTTATCTGGAGTTGATGGAATATAGCTATCCAGATGTTGCATAATCTTTTCGCGGTCCCCCTGCTTAATTTTTTCCCATTTTTTTTCGCATTTGGGACGGTCTACTTTTTTATCGTATTTAACCCAAAAGGATTCGAAGTCAGGCAAAATCAAAACGGTCACATCGCTTTCGTTCTTGTTCTCGTTCTTATTCTCCTTCTCGTTCTTATTCTTATTCTTATTCTTATTGTGATAGGGTATCGATAGGGTATCGATAGGGTATAATTCCTCTGATTTCGCGGTTTTTTGATTTTCGGACAGGTAGACGAAATCAATTAAAGATTTGGCTTTTACGGCATCGATCTCCTTCGAAACGTATGATTTAACTTTTGGACTGCCTTGCGGATTGTACTTTACGAAGTTCTTAATGGCAATTTCGTTTGTCTCTTTGCTCCACTTGATCTTGCCATGCAATTCAAAATACTGAAGCAATTTTTCCACCGTCTCGACATTATAACCGGTTTCAAAGGCCATTTGCCGCTTTGTGATTTCGTAGATACCGCACTGAGTAGTGTGCTCGTTAGTTAGTAGATAGAGAAAGAAATACCTTTTCTCAGGCGTTAATTCCTCAGCAACAAACTCGTCACTCCAGAATTTTACTGCAATGTTTCTGTATTTTGCCATAGCGATACATTTAGCTGTTTAAATTTTTTGTTCTGATGGTAAAATTTTTCCATACAGATACTTTACTCCAAAGAGTATAAAAGAAAACCCCTGACGGTTCGGCCTGTGATGCAAGACCTCCCCGTCAGGGGTGGAAAAAATAGAAAATCCGTAAACCACTGGCATCACTCAATGGTACTTCAAAAAATGCTTTTATAATTACTCCCCGCTATCGCTCCTTTAATTTTGTGTTACGGTCATATCTCCCGTTGTTTTTGCCAAATTCGGTTGACAATCCTATCACCCTTTCGGGCGCTGCTCTTCATAAAAAAAATTTCGTAGCGAGTGCGGGACTTGAACCCGCGAGGCTTAACGCAGAGGGTTATGAGCCCTCCCTGATACCAACTTCAGACAACTCGCGATTTAATATTTACTAGACTTAGGATAAAACCACGGAGGAAACTAGCACTAACCCCCGTGGAATTACTACTTCAGCACCATTAATCGGCTCAAAACTAAACTATTTTAGTAAATAATAACAACTTTTAACTATTATTTTTTACTTTTGGGCATATATGGTAACTAAAACTCTTCCAGATGTGCAGGAATCGCATATTGTGCGAGAGGAATCCCGTCAGCAAATAGCTGATTTCGATAAGTGGCTACTGTCTCAGCCTAACGTCAAACTTGGAAACAATACACTCACACCCATCAAACACTTGTTTGGCTCAGGTACTTATGTAAGGGAAATGTTCGTTCCGAAAGGGGTGACATTCACCGGCAAGATCCACAACATGGATCACATAATCATAATTGCCAAAGGAACAATAAAGGTCTTTAACGAAACCATGTCCGAAGTTCAAACACTTACTGGGCCATGTATTTTTGAGCAAGAGAGGGGGATAAAAAGAGTTGGCCTAGCCGTTACAGATGTTTACTGGTACAACATTCACTCCAACCCATCGGAAACGAGAGATATTGACAAAATTGAACACCGGCTCGTTTCAAAAACTTTCGAAGAGTATAAAAGATTACCACTCACTAAAAAACTTTTAAAATTATGGCGTTTGTTGCAGCGGCATTAGCGATAGGGGCTGGCACAGCCCTAGTAGGCGGCATAGGTAAAAAAATTGCGGCAGATAATCTTGCCAATAAGCAAAGAAATGCGCTCAACAATCTAAAAGAAAGCCAGTTTATTTCACCGGCTTTGCTAGAGGCTTTGGGTAACTCACAAAAACGAAAAGATGCCACTATGTACGCAGGTCAAGATATTGACCAGGCCAACATTCAACGTAGCGCGGGCAGCGCATTTGCCAATCTTTCCAGAGGCACTACCTCATCTACTAATTTGGTGAATGGAGCCATGGCAATTCAAGGTCAGCAAAACATAGCTAATCAAGGCATTCAAAGAAACTTAGCTCAGTTTAAAGACCGGGCAAACCAAGACTACACCCAATTACTGCTTCAAAAGGGCAACGTCCAAATGGCAAACCGTAGGCAATACGAAGCCTCAAAATCGGCACTTCAGGGCGCCATTATGCAAAACGAAGCCCAAGGAGATAACGCCTTATGGAATGCGTTTAGCCAAATAGGGGGGGCAGCAGCCGCAGCGGGATCGGCAGGTTTATTTAAGGGCAGTAGAGGACTAAGCGATGCAAATGGAATGGGGAGCGGGTCAGCAATGCCCACAGCAAATCAAGCACTCGGTAGCAACGGATGGAGAAATGGATTTTTTCAAAAAGGAAATTATAATCCATTCGAAGAATGAACGCAGGAGAAGCAGTCTTTCAAGGTCGCGAAGGCACTGGGTTAGCCCAAATCCTACATTGGCAAGACGCCAAGTCCATTAATGTTCCGTGGCAGCAAATTGCCATGCAGAAAGCCAATGAAAGAAGGTTGGCTCTTGAGCAACAAAAAATGCGTGATGATTATGTGGACAAGCTTAAAACCATGAAGCACGAGGGGCGAGATTACTTTGCTGAAGAGGGAACTGCCGACATTCAAAACTATTTAGCCAATTATTCAACAGCTCTAGGCCAATCTAACGACATTAACTCCGCAGGCAAGGCCACGGTTGATCAACTCAATGAAATTCAACAAAACCAGGCTAAGCAAAAAGCTTCCGTAGAACTTGAAAAACAAGTTGAGCAATCGATAAAAGCCGACCCTTTTGCAGACGATGAATTTGCTAGTACAAAAATTAAAGAGTACAACTATCCCATAAGCAAGAAGACAGCAGACCTCAATATGGAGGGGCTTAACAACTTAGTTGGAAGTCCGCGCGTTTTCGATAAATCTAAATATGTAGAGGCCTTTGTAAAACCGATTAAGGAAATGGCCGCCACACAAAACTACCAGGGCCTAATGAATACCCCTCTAGGTCAGTATGTGGTTATGGAAGGTAATAAGGCTCGATTCGGGACTATAAAAGACGGAAAAGCCGTTGCTGAAATTCCCGAAGGACTGATTGATGTGGCTCTAAATGAAAGGTATTCAGACAGGATTCGCTTTGACCTAGCAAAACAGCAAATTCAACAAGGTTACACCGATAAAAACGGAAACAGAATACCTCCAGACCCAACAGTTAATGAAAAACTAGAGGGTGATTATGGTGACATACTTCAGAGGTTTAATGAAATACGCTACGACAAGCAATACGCTCCAATGGTTCGTGATCAGGTGAGAAAAGACCTTTCCGCATTTAACCAAATCACAGAAAGAGACGCTATTTCAGGCAGTATGAAATACCCCTCCGCAAGAAATGGTTACGGAAACCAAAACACCGCCCCGAAAATAAGCGAAGGCACGGTAACACGAATCTCAAAAGATGCCAACACAGTCTTCAAAAACAACGGACTGGTAGCGGTAGAGGGGCCATCGGTCGATCTTCAGGGGATGCTAAAGGCATCCGATCGAAAACTAACACTGGCAGACAAAACCGGAGACCTGATCGGGTTCGGCCCAGATCCAAACACCGGGAAGAAATCCATTATCCTTCGTGGTAAGGAGAATAAATTCACTGGTAAGTATGATATCCAATACGCACCGTTTGATGAGGCCAACCGAAATGCGATCGTAAAATACAACTCAAGTCTTTCCAAGGTTGCAGATGAGTACTCTAAAATGCCAGAGAAGAACTATCATGTAGACGATGAAAAGATAGACGGGGTAGTTGAGCAGATTAAGACCGCTGTAAAAGCAGGTAAGGACGATAGCGACACCACAACTAAATTGCAACAAGTGTTGAGCGAAAACGGAATTAAAGTTCCCGCAGATATGATTGAGGTGGATAAGACCATGTTTGGCAAACTGGGAACCGATGACCTGAAAATCAATGGCGAGAAGTTTCCTATGAATGAGAAGGGACTAGCAGAGCTGAGGCGCTACATAATTAACAACGACATTAAAGGCGATAATCCTAAAATGCAGTTCGTGAAGGAGAGAGGGGCTCAAAAGGAACAACCAGCAAACAATCAAGAAGACTTTGATACCCAGTGGTCAAAACTTAAACCTGGAGAAACCCTAGTGGGTCCAGACGGCAAAACCTACAAGAAAAAATAATGGGCAAAAAACTCAAATGGACTCCACCGGCCGATGCAGTCGCAGTTGAGGATAATCCAGTTAAATGGACGCCTCCTCAAGATGCTGAGCCTGTAATGGCCAATGGCCTCACCGAAGAACAAGATAAGCAGAAGTCGCTCGCGGAGTTAACCACACCCAAAAAAACAGGCCGCGAAGCCGAGTTAGAAAGTGCCTCCGCCTTTGTAAAGCCTTTTGTAGACTTTGGTAAAAAGGCATGGTCAGCCCTTACCGACATGCTGCCAAGCGGGGTAGCCGCGGGCGAAGCGGGTATGATGCGCTCTAAAAACGCATTCGAAGATAAAATTGTAAACGAAGCCTACCCTTCAACCTCAACACCAGCCGGGCCAGTGGCGCCATTTGTTACGGACGAAATGCGCAAAGCGGCCATTGAAAACTACTCTAAAAAAGTAGGCGCAGACTCATTTCAAAAAGAAAAGCAAGGTTTTGAAGGTGCCATTGATACCCGAAAACTAGGCTTGTTAGATTACTCCCGTCAGCAAGACAAAGAATCCGCAGAAAACACAAAAGGCGTAATTCAAGACACGAAGGATATCAAAGATATTTCGACCGCTGCATCTTACGTGGCGGGCGCAATGGGTAATGTCATCGGTCTGGCGCCAGCAATGGTAGTTCCTATATTTCCCTATCTTATGGAAAAGGGAGAAGCGTACAAAGGTGGATTGTCAGAAATCGAAAAAGCCACTGGTAAATCGGAAGAGCAAATCCTGAAAGAAGACCTCGACAAAACAGCCAGAGACAATTCAGATATAAGCGGTGCTGTTAATACCGCCCTGGAAGGACTGGGTACTCTTTCTGTATTCGGAAAGTTCATACCAAAATCTCTCTCTGTAAAACTCATTACCAAAATATTTAAAAGCCGGTTTGGTGGAATTACAGCTGGGGCAATTGGTGAAGGTGGAACGGAAGCAATACAGGCGCTAAATACCAAACTAGCCGCTAAGATGTCAACCGGTAAGTACAATGATATTTTTGAGGCCGCTAATGATTTGACCGATCAGGAAATTGAAGAGATAAAGCAAGAAGGATTTGCAGGTGCCGTAGGTGGAGGAGGAATGTCTGCAACATCGCAGTTAATTAGTAAAAACGAAAATGAACCGAGTATTGAACCAACAACTCAGGAAGCGCCTAGTAACCCTGTTCAACGCCCTGAAGAAGCGGCCCAACCAACAGTTGTTCAACCAGTACAACCAAGTGCTCAAGAAGTTGCAAAACCAGTAGAAAATATTAATTTAGCACCCGATGGAAAAGAAAATAAAGTTGACCCCGAAGCACGAGGAGCACAACAAGAAATCACTGGAATCAGTCAAGAAGATGCCGAAAATGTCACCCGAGGAGTTCAAGAAGCAAGCCCAACGACTGAAGGCGCACAGAGAAGCGAACGGCAACTAAAAAAAGATCAAGATCAGGAGCTTGAGGCCTACGCCAAGAAAACCGGAACTTTCATTGAAGATCCTAAAGAAGCGTTTGGTGAAAAACTTGCCGGTGGTGCCGAGCAAGATGTTTACCTAAGCAAAAATGGCGATAAAGTCATAAAGGTAAACGGCCTCACAAATCACGGTGGATGGGCAGACTTTTGGGATAGGCTTACACTTCAAAAAGAACTTTTCCCCAGCACTGCATATAATTTAATTGGCTTTACAAAATCAGGTGGTAGGCTGTCTGCTATCTCAGAGCAAAACCGAATAATTGGTACCGAAGTACCCCGTCAGGAATTAATTCAAAACCTTGCCGAAAAAGGATTTTATCAAATCCACCCAGAAGGCTCACCCGGTCAGAATCAATTCTACAATCCGGAGTCAGGTGTAAGGCTTAGCGATGTTCATAGCGAAAACGTACTGAAAGACGCTGACGGAAACATTCAGTACATCGATCCTATGCTCGACCGCGAAAATCCTTTCGTGGATGAAGAAAGCCAAAAGTATTTCAACGAGCAGAAGGCTAAATACGCAGAAGAAATAAAACCGCAAAGCCCCTCCGCGATAGAAGGGAAAAAACCAATCTCTACAACCGATGGCAAAGTCAACCAAGGGGGGCAAGGGCGGCAAGAAGGGCTGCTAACTCCACAAGAAAAGGGAGAGGTTAAAAAAACCTCTCCTGTTTCTAATTTAGTCACCGAAGGTATTGACGACCTAAAGGAAATTGCAAAGGCAGAAAAAGCTACCCCACTCACCGATGAGCAGGAGAAGCAAGCTATTGAAATTGCCAAAAAGTACAATAACGAAGTAAAAAATCCTTCCAAGACTGGTAAGGAAGTGGTCATAGCTAATTCTTTCGAAGAAAGTATAAATATTGGCAAATACGGAGACAAAAACGCCATCCGTCCGGGTATGGCTAAATCCTACAAGATCAGCAAAAGCGGAACGCCAATAGACAAAATTGCTCAAAAGGCTAGTCATTCCTTTGATGGCTCCGAAACATCTATTTCCCCTGATGATGTATGGCAATTTATGGTGGACCACAACAGTGGACCTAATACAATCTACACTCCCGCAGGAAACCCAGTACTAAAAGACCTATCAGATCAATTCACCAAAATAGCCGGCAAGGGGATTAATCGAAAAACACTTAAAGCTTTCTTGTCTAATATGGCCGAGAAGTACGGTTCTATTGACAGCGTTGGGCGTTTTGTGGATAAATATTACGTGGATGGCGTATTGGATGTTGAAAAAGTAAAAAAAGACATTGATAATGATCCTGATTTCCAAGAAAATAACCAACTTAGCGATTACGAATTTCAACTTTTAACAGAAGATATTTATGGACAACAAGAGCAAGGCGGAGAATTACAGCCAATTCCTGGTAACCTCGATCAACAGGGCGGCAGACAAGAGAGCAAGACTGGCACAGAAGGAGGAGCGATTCAGGCAGAGTTTGGGGATCAGACTACAAGTGCCGAAGAGCGAGTCGCAGAAATAACTTCTCAGCCACTCACGCACGTTCCCGGCCTAAATATGGGCAAGGGGCTTGTCTCGGGCACATACCTAAGCACCGAAAAAGATAACAGGTACGAAGGCACTCCGCAGAAGGCAACCGTCAAAATAAAGAAGCCATTTGTATTTAAGGATGAGAATGCAATCATTCCGCTACGAAACAAAATCCTTCAAGAGAACAAAGATAAATTTACGGCAGACGATCTCGAGAATCCGTTTGGCGAACTCGAATCGATAGATGACCTTAATGATGCCGGTATAGATAAGCTGGCCGAAATGGTACGTGAGCGTTTACGTACCGAAGGTTTTGATAGCGTTTACCTCCCCTCTACCGAAACTCAGGAAGGTGAACTAATCGTGTTCGATCGTGAAAACGTAGACATTGAAGCCGGCTTGCAGAAAGTAGAAGAAGGCTCCCAAGAATTACTTGGCCCATACCAGTTAGAAGCCCTGCAACGGATAAATAAAGCTCAGGGAGACTTACTGGCAGCCGAAAAAGCGTACAAAGCAAAAAAAGATACCCTCGCAAAGTCAATTACCGAAGATCAAATTGATATATTCGGTAACCGTAATGGCGATGAGGGGAAATTGTTCCAACAGAGCGCAGCAGACCGTGATCAAGTCAAAAAACAACTAGACGAGCTTCAGCGCAGAGTAGACAAAGCAAGGCAAGAACTAGAGTCCGCCAAAAGCAGTTTAAAGAAAGCAATCGAGGCCGATAAAAATAGCTTATTCAAAGATGAAAAAACCAAAAAAACAACCGAAGGAGTACCCTACCTCTCAAACCCTTCCGCCAACTACGGCACAGGTAATTCCTCCGTACAACGGAAAGATTCACCCAGTAACGGTATCGGTTCTTCAATAAAGGCCGTTTGGAATAAGTTCAAAAACATTCAGTTTACCGGCACTACTCGGGTAACATCCGCAGCAGACGTAGCCGACATAATGAGGCTACTCGAAGATAAATCGGTAGAGCACTCATTTGCCGTTCACGTAGACCAAGACGGCAATAGCCACATTCAGTTTCTTTCCCTTGGCGTAACCGCGGGAACGGTAGTAGATGCTAAATTAGTTTTAGCAGGAGTAACCAAATTCAATTCAAAGAAGGTGTACCTGGTGCATAATCATCCTTCTGGAAATCTTGACCCTAGCCAGTCAGATATTGTCCTTACCAACAAGATAAAAAGCGGACTTCAAGACATTGGCGTAGATTCCGAGCACCTTATCATGGATACCTACAAAAAAGAGTACACTATCATAAACGGAAAAAACTCAAAACAGTATAAGCGGAAAGATCGTCAGGATGGAGTGCCATTGGAAACTCATATAATGGATGAGCAAACTATCTTAAAAGTCCCCCAAACACAAATTAAAGACTCAAGAGATATAGCCACGTTTGTCCAGCAGCTTCAGTACACCGCCATGCCAAAGAATGCGGTAATACTACTTAATATAAAAAATCAAATAGTTGGCAACTACGTGTTTCAAGATGGCATTGACCTAAAACAATTAACTCAATGGATAGGCGAATCCGCCACCGTTATGTCAGTTGTTTTTTACGGTAATCAAAATAACACTCTTCAGGTAAATCAAGCCACGAGCACATTAAAAAACCTAGATGTTAATGTGTTGGATTATATCGTAACCGGAAGCAACAGCCAAAGCATACAAGGGTATTATAAATCCATGAGTGACGGAACGCTCCGTGAAGATCAGGAAAAATACGGCACCAACAATGTAAACAACCCAGACCGCAAGGCATCTATTAAAAACGCCTTACTCAAAATTGCCAAGGGATTAATTCAGTCTAAGCAAGCAACTCCAGATAACGTAATCGAAAAATTACGCGAATACCTTAAAGGAAAAAGATTTGGCGTGACTGCTAAAGAAATAGATCAGTCTATAAAATCATTTAATAGATACGATAAGGAAAAACTCACCGAATTTGCAGAGTTCGTAAAAAAGGAAGAGGGAGATCAAGTCACTGATAAAAAAAGCGTTCAAAAAGTAATGCAAGATGTGTTTGGGCTATCCGAAGAAGAATCCCAGTCCACCGCTGAGGTTTACGATGCCGTTCTTTCCGCTATTGCCAATAGACAAGGCACAACGCTCGAAGAGCAATATCAAAAGATTAAATTCAGTAAAGCCGATAAGGAGTTAGCTGATGCATTAGCGCAAAACCCAGCCGTTAAATACCAGATTTCACTCTTCCACTCAAGCCCATATCTGTTTGATAAATTTCGCTTGAGTGAAGTTGGCAAAGGTGTTGGTCAACAAAAACTAGGATACGGACTGTATTTCTTAGATCAGGAAGGGCCAACAAGAGGTTATGCAACCTATCCATTTGTTTCAAAAATACTCCCTCAATTTTTCAAAAAATACAAAGCCGGAAAGATAGATGTTGCCGAACGATTAGCCTATGACTTTGGAGGTGATCTTGCGATATATAAAAATCAGCTGGCAAAAGAGGGTAAAAAACTTTTTGGGGCGAGTCAGGCAACGAACGAGTTATCACAACTGGAATCACTTGAGCAAGAAATAAATAAAAGAGGTTTAGGCACCTTCACATACAAAGCCAGCGCCCACCAAGGCAAGTCTCCCGATCAATATGACTACTTGGATGGGAATACCCCGTTAACTGCAAAGCAAGTCGAAAAACTTGCCAACTCCGGTATTTCAGTAGAAGGCATGACTGGCCAGCAGGCGTATGATGCAATCGCGAAGGAAAGAGGAGGCCAGAAACAAGCGTCTGAGTTCTTATTAGAAAATGGAATTGATGGCATAACCTATTCCGATGAGGCTATGTTTGTAGACAAATCTCGCGCTAAAGGAAGCAAGGTTTATGTGGTGTTCGATGATAATGCGGTTTCCATAGAGGAGACAATAAAGTTTCAGCGTGACGCAGAGAGGGTCAAAGGAGCCATGCGCGACATGATGAACGGACAGGCAATTATTTACGCGCTAACCAATCCAGATGTCTCCACACCGGTTCATGAACTCGCGCACATATACGAGAATTATTTAAGCTCAGCAGAACGTAAGGATATTTTAGAATGGTCAGGTCAAAAAGAATGGAACGTTGAGACAAGCGAAAACTTTGCCCGTGGTTTCGAGCAGTATTTGAAAGATGGACAGGCGCCTAATTCCAAATTACAACAGGCATTCGAAAACTTCAAAAAGTGGCTAAATGATATCTACCAAAATATCAATCCGTCTAAGATAGAATTAAACGCAAAGATGAAGGGAATCTATGCGCAAATGACGGATGTAAAAGCGTCTGAAAATAAAAGTCAGAAGCAAAAACCAGCACCCAAATCCGCAGAAAGTAATCAATCCATAGAATCCTCTAAAAAAGAACGGACTATTGCCAAGCGGTACCTGTCAGATGAATCCGTATCTGATGAAGTTAAACAAGGTCTTTCCCAAGAGGGCCGTTACTACATTCCCACTACTGATTTAACTCGCCAGGCCGAAGCCGATGCATACATTGAAGAAAAAGGCATTGATCAGTCCATTGCAGATATTACAGATCCTAACAACGGATTGTCTGATCAAAATAGAATATTTATTGGTAAGACTATTTACGCTCAGCTCAAGCAGGAGGTAAAAACATCCGAAACACCCAACGCGGTAAGGGATAAAATTAACCGGTTAGTAGAGGAAATCGCCAAACTAGGCACTAGGGCTGGCCAAACAGTGCAGGCCTTTGCCAATATGTTTGCCTCCGATGCCGAACAAGTAGCTTACTCTCTCACAAAAGAGTACAACAAAAGCCGTAATGAGGCCCTAGACATCAACAAGGCCAATGTAGATGATCTCATTTCTTTAATCCTAGATAAAGCCCCAAAAGAGGCGCTGCAGTCACTATTGAGCGATCCCCGAATTAAAGCAATCCTAGACGAGTCAAAAAAATCAGAAAACCTCCGTCAGTCCAAGCGTAAACAGTTCACTCAAAAAGTACTTAATAAACTTGACGAAATTGAAAAGCAGATTGATGATAGCATTAAAAGTGGCCGGGTTAATTTAGACTTTTCTATGGGCCTACTGCCGCTGACTTACAAGGCAGCGATTAATACTATTCGGTTAGCGGTGAAAGCCGGAGATAGCCTAGCTGATGCCGTTGAGAAGGCAATAAACGAGGTAAAGCAAAACAATAAAGATTGGGATGAGTCCGACTTCCGCAAGCAATTTGCATCTGATATTAAAGAGGAGCGCAAGGCCGATCGCAAAACCCTGTTAGAATACCTTCAGGGAGAGAGTTTTAAAGACCTGGCCATTGGGCATTACAAAACCCTAAATTCTAAAAAGCAAGAACTTCAGGAGGCGTTAGAGAAAGATTTAGAGCCCAGTGAAGCCAAGCGATTAATGGACACGCTCGAAAAAATAGTAGGCGAAAAGCGCCAGAAGCTAATTGAGCAAAAATTTGGATCTAAACTATCACTTCCAAAAAAGAAGAGATTGGTTAAGCAAATGGCCGACAAGATCAAAGAATTTACAGATTTAGGCGTTCTTTCCGATAAGAAATTAAGAGATGCTTATCTGGAATCCATCGAGCTCCCCGCTATCAGCGATGAGCAAAGTAAAAAACTTGAAGAGTTAGTGGAAAGAGCCGAAGCAAAGCCAATGGGCTGGCAGCGTTTCGAAGCCGTGCAGGACATTATCAGGTACCATCAACAAGTTACCCCTTTAAGTTGGGGCTCAGTGGTTGAAAGCATCTGGTATGCCAATATGCTTTCCAGTCTTTCTACCCACAAGGTAAACTTCGAGGCCAACGCAGTTCGCACCATGGCAGAAACATTTGTTTCCTCCGTGCAGTCTGTAATTGAGTATAAGAATCCAAAGGTGGCATTCAAAAACATCTCTTTCCAACTCAAAGGTTTGGTAGAGGGGTATAATAGAAATTTGAAGGAGGCGGCTAACATTTTAAAGAATGGCTACTACCCTGTAAAGTCAAACAAGTTCGAAGGCTTTGCGGGGGTAAAGACGTCACAGGCATCTGTTTTGGAGGTGCTTAATAAAAAAAATCCTCTCAGCTGGTGGAGGTACGTTGGCAGGTTACTAACCGCTACTGATATTCTCTTTTATGGAGGGTTGAAACACATGCGGGCGCACCAGCTTGCTTTCCGAGAAGCGTATAGCAAAAATCAAAATACGTTCGATAAAACCACGTTAGCGAAAGCAAACGAGTTAATAGGCAGGACCTCCATTCAATTAAATGCAGCCCAAACCCGTGCAGAGTCCGAAGGATTAACTGGCAAGCAGAAGAACAGAAGGATATATGAGATCATGGAACAGTCATGGTCCGAACTTAACCGTGAAGACGCGACTAGCTTTGCGGTCAAAGGAACGTATAACCATGAGCCAGAAGGCGTAATGGGGTTATTGTCGAGCAGTATTAGCACCCTCACCACCTCAGTCCCTATCGTTAAAACAGTAGTCCCTTTTACACGGGTAATTTCTAACGTAGTTAATGATTACCTGGACTACACCCCTTGGGGACTTGTGCGCGCAGCAAAAGGAGGTATGGGAATACCAACCAAGCCAAGCTATTCTAAGTTTACCGCAGAGGAGTTACTGAGGGAGAAGATCAAAGCCATATCGGGCTCAATGGCAATGGTTACTCTGTACGCCATGAGCCAAAGTGAAGATGATGACGAGCCCTTGCTCGAGATCACCGCAGACGGCACCGGTAGTTTTAAAAACAATTTTGAGCTGGCTAGAACTGGCTGGAAAGAGTACACCGCTAAGATAAAAGGCACTGATATTCGTTTCGATTATCGCAATACTCAATTAGCCATTCCTTTTGCTGTTATTGGTTACATCAACGATTCCAGGAAGTACAAGAAAGATGAGATGAACGATACCCAAATCGGACTTATCGTTTCAGGAACATTCCACTTTATTTCAGATCTATCTTTCCTTTCCGGAATGTCAGACTTCTTTCAAATACTTAGCGATGATAAAAACTTTGGAGACAAGATCACCAAGTTTGCGGGCCGCACGATAAAAACGGGGTTGGTTCCCAATGCATTCACCCAGGTAAGCCGAAGCATTCAGGAGATCACCAATACCCCAATGAAAAAGGGGGATAGCTTCTACGCTCAGTTGTTCCGCGACTTCCCGGCCATGCGAGACAACTTTGATACCATGTATAATACCCTGGGCGAACCGATTGTCACCGAAACTCTATACAAGTTCAACCCTCTCAAAATGTCTACAATGGCAGATGAGAAGGAAAAGGATAGCTACAAATTATGGGAGCTTATTTCCAGCACAGGAGCTTACATCGGCACCCCAAGCAAGTCCACTAGAATCTACGACTCATTAACCGGTGTAGATAGAGCCCTAACCCCAGAAGAGTATAACATATACGCTCTGCAGGCAGCCAAATACACCAAAGAGATGCTATTGATTGACTACGATGATCTAGTAACAGAAACCGATAAAAGGCTGATCAAAGATCGTATCTACCAAATCAAAGAGATGGCCAGAGAGAGAGCTAAAGGGGAATTGTTTGAGTCCATGTATTAAAAAGGCTACCCTCAAATAGCCTTTTTTGTCTTTGTTTGCGCAGAAAAAAACGAGCATTTTTTACCCTATTGCATGGGGGCTATATCTGGTGGCCATCCTAATTGATTAACAAATGTATATTTTTATTTACTATTATCAAATAAATATTACATTTTGTTTATAAAGCGCTCAGGCAACCACACGTTTTCAAGTTCCTTGGCATCTTTAAAAAGCGGGGCTATTTCTTTTGGGTTAATTCCTGCCAATCCGCAACCCACTTCTGTTACTAAGAAATCCAAATTTTTGTTATTCTTAGCGAACTCTATAAAATCATCTACAAAAGGGGCTATCTCATTGATTGATAGCGTTCGAGTTACACTGGCATCCTTAGTTGGAATGCCGTATGTTTTGCCTTGCAATCCTTTTGCTTGCCCCCACTTTGCTCCCCAGCTCAAAGCAGTTTTGGCGGCTCCCCTGCCGTGTTTCCCTGATAGGTTAGATCCAAATACAAAAATCTGATTGTCTTTTAACTCGGTGATGTTTGGGTTAGTTATTCTCATAAGTTGGCTTATTTTTCCATAAATGTAAATAATATTTATTATTTGTTTTGTTATTCTTCCAACCAGCGTCCGTAATATCACATTCTATCAATCAAATGTCTGCCCGAGTTCTTCACCATCCTTTCCAAAAACAGCTTATCTCTCTTTGGTATTTCAAACCGAATGATGTTTAAGTTCTTGTAGTACCCATGGTCCAAGATAAAAGGAAGTCCATCGAATGGAGGCCCTTCGATAATAGCTTGAGATATAAAATAGTATTTTCTTTGCTCCAAAGGATCATCAATTTGCCCAGCTAATTCCATTATTGATTCCATTTCGCTTTGATACGGGCAAAAAATAATAAGCTCTCCAAAATCACAGTTAGGCACAATTCCGTTTACTTCGAGTAGGGTTGCGTTGCTTACGATCTGCCAGTAAAATTTCTCCCCGTCAGCGTGTTTTTTTACCTTCAGCCCTTTCTTATTTGTGTATCCGAAGCGAAGTGCATTCATGGCATCTATACCCGTCAGTCCTTCGTACAGTGGATCCACTAGAGAGCAGAATGATTTTAAAGTGAATGGCGCTTTAATGTCTCCACAGGTATTTTCTTTTTCTGCATCGGGCGTACCGCACCAAAAGTCATATTTCGGGTGAACAATGGTTTCCTTGGATATCAGTTTATAATCTACATCGAGCACTTCAAATACTTTCTTCTCTACCAGTTTCCCCCAGGCTAATGGTCTTGCGTTCGATTCCGCGTCAATAGACTTACCCATTCTCCTCTCCATATTGCACTCATGGATGTAGGTTGTTGCGGGGTCGCTCAAAATGGTCTCGTCCTCAATAGTAGTAGTCGCGCTCCCCACCCCTTCCTTTGGCCTTTTACCAAGTTCTTCCTTGGTCATCTTCCGGGTTCCAAAGGTTGTCAGGGCTACTATCTCGCTAGAGGTAAATGAGCCGTCTCGTAGTTTGTTGTCTAGTGTTGTCATTTTATTTTTTACTGTAAATCCACTAATCTCTCCTCCTCAAATTCACTATTATTAGTCTGCTTTATTCTCCTGCTAAGAAGGGTTGCTAATTTCTCGATTTCAATCATCAAAAGTTTTTTTCTATCCCCTAGATTCAGAAATAAAGAAACCAAAACCCTAAGTTGATTAACGTTAATTTTCAACAGGTTTGCGGCCTCAACTTTCGAGTAGTATCGCTTCATTTCCTTTAGCTTTCTTGTGGCATATTGACGGTACACAATTTTCCCGTTCTCGCACTTTTTTTCGGCTTTTGGTTTCATTTCATCTCTTTTTTATGGATTTCGCCTAGTTCGGATGCTATTCGCGCTCCATCTCTCAAAGAATATTCACCTCCGAGCCTTCTCATCTCTGACTGTACGACAAGGATTAATTCAGATAGATTGTCGCTGATTGCAACTACCCCTGTCATTCCTAGGGCCATCCTAAGAAATTGAACTTGTTTTTTTGTTGGTCTTTTCATGTCTAAGTTGTTTAATCATCCTCATGCTCTCTCTCCCCCGCAGAGTAATCCGGTTCGTAATCAATCTCGTTCTCAGTGCCACAGAAAGGGCAAATTTCCGTATGTACGTCCTCGCCACAGTCCTCGTTTGTGCAGGCTTGGATAACTGGTACCATTGGGTACGGATTTGTTGGTAGCCCATCTGGTGAGTCGTATGGGACGTGGTTAGAGTGCTTTGCCATGCTTAGAAATAAATTGCTTTCTCTTTAAGTAGTGCCTCCTGCAAAATCATGTAAAGTATAATATCCCCTAGCTTCTCATCAATCAGTTCTGCACTCGGGCATTTACCTTTATCCAAGTCGTTTAGTATATCCTGGTACGATACAAAGTGTTTCAGAAAGAACCCATGCAGCGCTCGTTGTGGAGTAATATTCTCTACTCTGGCTGCTGAATTGAAGTTGTGGAATACATCATTATTACGTCTGTACTCCTTACCTTTTACTACAAGCAGTTCGCGGATTTTAGCTATCCTGTCTTCTACTATTTTATTGAACTGTTCTTCTGTCATAATTTCAAACTTTATACCTCCTACAAGTCTTGCATTTTTTGACTCCGTACTGGCCTTCATCCCAGTCGTGGCCGTACTCGCACAATTCAAAGTTTAATTTGAACCGAACGGGCTCCGATATATGTAGGATTTTGAGAATGACATTTTGCTCTGTAGTAAATGTTTCCATAGATATTTTTAGCGATTTACTCATATCGGAAGTCGGTAAAGTGTAGAATTTTGCCTTGCCAGTCGATTTTAAACCATTTGCAAAACTGATGAAGTCCATAAAAACCATCGTTTTGAACCAACTTAACTACATTCATGGTGTCTTCAATTTCTTTTCCGTCAACCTTAATACAAAATTTTGCTCCATGCTCCCTGTATACTTTAGGATCAATCGATCCGGCACAAGTTATTTTGATCTTCTGTATACTCTTTATCGTGCCCAGTTCCGGAATCCCTTCGTTGAAGTGATGTAGTATCTTGTAGCCTGCGCCACGGTAGACCATGGATACTTTCATTCCTGCCTTCCAGCGATCGTGTTTGTCCTCTCGGAACGTGTGAATTTTGGGAGTGTAGTACTTTATTGAAACCGAATGAGTGTCAGGCCCATTGCGTACTGGTTCCTCACCACTAGGCTGAAAATAGCCTGCTCCGGCCAATATCTTCTCCCTAAAATTTGTCGGCTCAGGCTTTCCGTCTTCCCCTTTCCATGGGAAATATTGTTTGAATCCTAGTATCATGGCTACTTGTTTTCGGTTGCCAACTTAGAGGCTTGCTTCAGAAGCTCGTTGATCTGCTTTGCTACTGCCTTGCCTTTCTTAGATTTGAAATGAGTCCAAATCATTACGTTGTCACCAATCAGGGCATCATTTAAAGTGTCAGCAAGCCACGCAAACTTATCCTTGTCAGAACTTAAAAGAAGTTTCTCTTCGGCTTCTTCTTTAGCCTTGCGATCGCTTTCAATTTTATCCTCTGCTTCGCGCTTGGCTTTTGCTTCGGCCTCAATCTTTGCTTTCTCCGCAGCTTGCTTTTTTGCAAGTTCTAGTTCCTCTTGGCGAACTTTTTCCAGTCGCTCTTTTTCTTTAGCGTCCTCGATGGCTTTTTTCTCTGCATCAAGTTTATCTTGCTCTGCTTTCAACTTAGCCGCCTGATCCTCGTTAGCCTTTTTTATCTTCTCTTGCTCCAGCCAGAATGCCTCTTGCTGCTCACGTAGTTCTTTCTGCTGCTGCTCAAACAAAGCCTTTTGGCGCAATCCTTCTGCTAGTTCTTCTTTCTCTTTCTCCTCACGATCAATGCGCTCCATTTCCTTTACTCTCTCACTCTCTTCAAATGCCGCAGTGGCCTCAGAAAGTATCTGCTCAAACTGAAAATCAGCTATCTCTTTCAGTGTGTGAAAGTCCATTGCATAGTTCACCGCGTTCAATCGGTCCAGCATAGATTGTATTCTGGCAGATTCTTTTTTCTCGGCTTCAAGCCTGATTTTTTCTTTTTCTTCGTAAATCTCATCCTCCATTACACCTAAAGCATCCTCCATTGGCTCGATAATGTTCACCAAGTGGTTCTCTCTTTCAATAACGGCTTTCTGAAACCTCACGGCAGAGTCACGAAGCATCTTAGAGGCGTTCGTTATTGTCACACGTTGCTTCTTTAGGGTTTTCCGGGCGGTCTCTACAGCTTTCAAACCTTCTTTGTCGTCTACTCCGTTTACTTTCAAATCTTTGAAAGAGTCCCGAAGTGTGATCAGGCCCGCCTCTGTGATCTCGAAGTCTGTCTCAAACTTTTTGAGCTCTGTTTCGATGAAGTCTGTTTTTGCTATTTCCATGGTTGCTTTTTTATAATCCCTTTTCTTTTTTAATTTTTTCGATCTCTTTTTTGTAGTGGTCTGTTAAGGCGTTAATCTCGAACTCAGCACGTTTACAAATTTGCCTAGATAGAACAAGTAGCTTCTCAGCGGTGCCAGCCCCATACTTTTTATTTATAGCCAGACTGTATTTGAACTGATCGCCTGAATTAAACCTGTTCGACCCGCGAGATTGAGCATGTACGTTTTGCTCATGGAACTTTGTTGCTAGGTGTCTACGTCCAATAAAATGACCTGCATCGGCATCCTTCCAGTGCATTCGCTTACCCGTTGTTATGCAGGTTACAATGCCGTTATTATCAGCATCACGAAGCCTTATGTAAATAGAAAACACCCGCCAAAGCTTATCGTCTTTCACTTAGGAAGATTGTAGGCAGTCCAGAATTTTACGCTTACTGGAGTTAAGTCCCAACTCTCTAGCACTCTATACCATCCCAATAAAGGCACAAACACAACTCGTTTTGGGATGTCAGGACTTAAATCAGTGATCCCCAGTACTACTCCCCCCTCCGGCTTCTCAACCTTTTCATCAATCCAATTAATTTCTGTTTTCATATTATTTTAAAATTTGGTTTCCTTCTTAAATCTGGTACTCATTTCCACCGCATCATCAACGTCTTGTTTATTAGGAGCCTTCAATGGATAACTTTTTAACTCCTCCCCGTTGATAATAATTGGCCATTGATTTTTAGTCACCCTTGAGCACACGCCCACATAATCCAATCCCTTCTTATTGCATAAACCGAACAGATCAATACTCTCCTCGCCTTGATAGCTATATTTCCAAATCATACCTGTCAGATGATTTCTCCACTCATCCGGCAGCATAACCATCTTTCCGTGAATGCCATTATCATCATATGCCATGATTTGCAGATTGTCCACTTGAGCGATACGATGAATAGGAATGCCAACCCTAAACCCAAAAAACACCGGCACGATATGGTCTATAACATATCCAAGTGTGAGTTTACCATTAGCGTCAACAACCTTGTCAATACCAGGAATAAGACCCCTATAAGCTGTAGTCAATCTCCTTACCTGCTTATTGTAGAACTCGTAATCATACCCAACCATACACTCTTCACAGTGATCTACCAATTTCCCATAAGGCATGCGATACCCGTTTCCACAGTGGCATATATTCCATCTCATCTTCCCGTACTTAACCCTAGCGCCAGTCAAAGGAAGTGTCCCGTTAACCAGTCTCGTTATAATCACATCCGGAGACTTAAACCGAAACACATCGTAGAGACTCGCCATACCCTTCACCCTGTTATACAGCTTCAAGCTATCCCCGCACCATTCACGAAGGCTCTTCACCTCAATCACCTTCTCGCCATCGTTAATCAGATAACTTAAATTCGCGCCCTTCCTAATTCTCATACCCAAAAGTATGTATAGATAGTAAATAATGAAAGATATATGTCATTATTATTTACATCGCCCCCAGTAACCCTCGATTTTAGCCCAATTTCACACCCTCAAACCAACAAAGCCGGTCTAAACCCCGTGTTTTCAGAGACCAGCCACCATAAAACCCCTATTCTAACTAAAACGTAATCCCAACAACACTCTCAAACGCAACAGTGTTGCATATTGGACACCGAAACCACTAAAACAGTTTTAAAGTCAGAAGGAGTATGAGGGGAGGGCAGACCATATAAATATGACCACGACCAGACCGGCAGCGGAACGAAACCAATACGACCGGGTGGGGTGCCAGATACGGAAAGCCGTTTTTATTTTTAAAAAAGCCCCTCCCATGAGATGCAAACAAAAGCCATTAAAAGCTTATTGCAAATGTATTGCAAATGTATTGCAGTTCAGATACAAAAGCCTGATTAATAGCACTTTACACAAGTCGGGAAACTGATTACAAATCAAAAGCATATTATATTTGCAAATCCAAACCAGACGCGGCAGCCAGAATAAATTTATTTGCAACAATGTTGCATTTAAGTGATTGAACAAGGCATCCCACACCCCTGATAGTATTACATTCATTTAATGTAGTTAGTATAGTTGTGGACAAATTGTGTATAGATTGTGTATAACTTTGGATTACTTGTTTATTGGTTTATTGTCTTGTTTTTTTGGTTACTTGTTTTGTTTCTTTTGCTTTGTGATATGGAAGGAGAACAGAGCGAACCGGTAACGGTTAGTAAATCATATAAGCCGCACAGGAGGGGAAAGGTCCTTTTATTTGATGCATTAAGTAGTTATCATGTGGTAGGGGGGCAGGTTAAGCGGTTCAGGCTTGAATTTCCCGACCTGGATAGGCGTTTAGTAATGTCATGCATAGCGGTTTACATGTCGGACGGGTTAAATATCGTTTATAAGCACAAAAACGCGGTTTCAGCAGCTAAATATATCAATATAAAAAACGGCCTTTACTCGCTAACGGATGCAGGCCATAGAATCGTAATAGGTTGCCTTTTTGCCTTGAGGCATGCACGGGAGAAAGGAAAGCAAAACAAGGCTCTTTTCGGTATAACGCGAAGGTTCAACGATTAACAAAAAAACCGCATTTATTTTAAACTTTTTATAGCTCATTATCAGCTAGTTACAAGATATTTTTATCTTATGTATTGCAAATATGTAATTTTTATTTACATTTGTAGCGTATTAATAAACAATTAAACAAAACGACCAATGAAAAACACGACAGAACAAGCAGCAAAAATCACGGGTAATGTTATCAATTTTTTAATGGCAGTAAGTGGAGCGGCCGTCTGCATATACGGACTAGCTAAAGCGGTTTTATTGTCCCATGCATTCGGATTTTAACCCACGTTTAAAAATGAATCAAATAAATTTATCGGGAACGATTGACACCGTAACGGACACAAGCCTGCAACAGGAAGCCCAGCACATAGCGGAAAGGGAGGCGAAGCAGATAACAGCAACGCAAAAAGCCCAGATACTAGAGGCAGTGCGCCAAGGCTTGAAGATCAAAATAAGACAAGCCACGGCACCGAGAACCGAGGCGCCATTATTCGGAGAGTTTAACGCGAAGCAATCAAATCTATTTTAACCAAACCAAAAAACGACCAAGACAATGAAAACGACATTTAGTAAATCAATTCGAGGAGGTTACAAAGCCGAGACAATGACAGAGACGGACGCCAACGGCAACGCATGGCAAATTTCAACATTTAAGAGATCAAATGGCCTAGTATGTTGTTCAGCTATTCAGGGACAAGACACCGGCAAAGGGAATTTTACCTATGAGATGTTTGGAGCTAAAAGGTTGGAACTTGCCCAGGAAAAGACCAACGGCACAGAGGCAGCAATAAAAAGGGTACACGCGGCCGGACTAATTGAATTTAACAGGATACAGGCAGAAGCCCCCCAGATAACCGCGCCCGCGTATGTTGTGGGGATAGGCCAAATTATTTTTACCGATAGTTGCGGAAATTGGGAAGAGAAAAAACGCGTAATTTATGAAGTAAAAAGCCCCGGCCATTTCAAAACCGTGACTTTAGACGGCAAAGAGTTAAGACATGACGACCGAGTAAGACCATACAGTGAAAAATTCGGAATTGGAGTATACTACAACGAAGGCGAAACGCTACCAATTGAAGAGGTTAACAACCTAGTAAACCAAGCCCGCCACGCCACCGAGGAAAGGAACCAAGCCGAAGAGCAAGCCCGCACGGCCGCAGCAATAGAGAGAAATCAGAAAATCGCTGCAGGCATTAAAATACTCCCAGCTATACCAGAGGGAGTAAAATCTGTAATAATAGGCGAAAAATTTTCGACAGGGTACGACCCATACGCAGATTATAACACTCACCCAGAGACAACCGAGGAAATAATTTATTTACAATGGAGCAGCCACACTAGGGATATTTTCAGCGAAATGAGAAAGGCAGCAGACACAAACGAGAAAACCGCGCACCTAGGAACGGGAAAAGGAATTTTTGAAACCTTCCAAACAGACGAAGACGGCCGATATAGCGAACGCGGGGAAGTATTCACAACAGAAGCCGAAGCCATAGAGCTAGTAACAGCCAAGAACAGCGAGAGCCAGCCAAAAGGCTACAAATGGTCATACAAAGTCGAAGACATAGAGCACCGCGAAAAATATTCGATGGGTTCAGGTTATTATTTGAAAAGCGGAGAATGGAAAGTAAGAAAAATAAATATAGGCGAAAACAGCCTAGCCACTTTGCAAATTGCGGCCGCGGAAAATAGGTTTTTTTGCAACTCCCAACCCGAGGCAACCAAGGAGACACCGAAATTTGAAGCACAGGAAGTACAGGCCGGAACCGTTCAAATAGTTGACTACTCGGAAAAGGCGATCGCAGTAATCGGAGACACCAAGCCGATAAAAGACAAATTAAAAAGCCTAGGAGGCAAATTTAATTTTCGCCTAAGTTGTGGAGCGGGGTGGATATTCAAAAAATCCGACCTGGAAAGACTGCAAAAGGCACTAACACCACAAGAAGAAGGAGACACGCCAAATAGACTCGAGACAGAGGGAAACCTAATAGCCGCACAGCACAGAGGAACATTGCTAAGGCATCCAGAACTAGAGCCAGCGCACCCGCTTAATATTTGCGACCCAGAGGGAGGCCAATATAAAGAAGCCTTAAAAGAGCACGAGAACAGGCCAAGCAAAACACCAGAGGAGGCAAAGCAGCGGTTAAGCGAAGAAGTTAAAAAGATGGAGGAATTTTTAGGACTTAATACGCCCGACCCCGAAACAATAGAAGCCAAAGCCCAGAAACAGGAAGCGATACAGGCAGACGGTTTATCAATTGAAGAGCTAACCCCTTGCAATTGTTTTCTAAATGCTGATAACTGCATTTGTGAAAAGCCAATACATGAAGCAATAAAAGCGACAACCCGTAAAACTATAAACGTGACTCCACAGGTTGCAGCATCTTGGAGCCCACACGGAAACGCAGAATATAAAAAAGCAATTGAAGACAAGGACGAGGAAAAAATTACCATGATCGTAACACGCAGAGCCATAGGCACCAGTTCAGACGGGTTTTTTAGGGTATCCGGACCAGAGCCAAGGAGCAGCAAAGCAGGGAGGACTAATGTGAGCCTACCAGCCCCCCAGATGTTTTTATTTTAACTATAATTACAACATGAATACAAACGACCATGAAAACAAGCACTAAACTAAACAAGCACTTAGAAGAGATCAAAGCTAACGCTATCCAAGGCATTAAAGATTTTTTCAAATTAAGCAATTCAGGCCATTATATATTCAATGATCCGGCAGGCAGTATCCTAAATTCAGACATAACTATTAACGGAGTTTTGATAGAATGGAGTTTAGAACACGGCCAAGTTTTTTATTTAATCGGTGAGGATGAGTCCGGCACCGAACTACACGAAGACAAAATAGAGGAGTGCAATATTCAAGATTTGCTTTGGGTATTGACAGAGCTAGAAAATAAGAACTACGAATTTGAACCAGTGGAAGCAAACTAATTATGAAAAAGCTATTAAAAAACATTGAAAGAATAGCCATGAAAGCAATTGTAACGAGAACCAAGGAAGGAATAATGGCCGAGATTAGAGACCTGAAAAATGCCATATCCAAAGAGGAAGAGTATTTAAAGACTGGCAATAGATTAGGCACATACCACCATCCAAGGCAGAGGATAGCGGCCTATAAAATAGCAATCGAGGTAAGAACAAGACAATTGACAGCATAAACTTTACACCCATGAAACGACTACCAAAAATAGGGATAACCCCAATAACCACAGGGAAGCAAATAGTAGAGACATTCACAGGGCACGACATCTTCAGAGGTGAGCACCCAGAAAATGAAAACGCTTTAAAAAGGCAACCAAAGCTAGAATGACTGCAAAAAAAAGAAGGAGTGTATGGTATCGGTTTACAAATAATAACCACGACTAAATATGTTCGGTCCTGATTTTTACCCCACACCACAGCCCGTAATTGATCAATTACTTTCGAGCATTGACCTACACGGCAAAATAGTACTAGAGCCTAGCTGCGGAAGCGGAAATTTAGTTAAAGCAATCCAACAGGCAGGAGCCAAGGAGGTTTTAGGTTGCGAGAACGAACCGCAATTAGTTAAAATTGCGCAAAGTTATTGCAAGATAGTTGAGAGGAATTTTTTAGACCTCACAAGCGATAAGGTAAGCCACATTGATGCAATACTTATGAATCCGCCCTTCAGTAATGGAGCTCAGCACATTCTACACGCGTACAAGATCGCGCCAGACGGATGTCAGGTAATTGCCTTATGTAATCTTGAGACAATCAAAAACCCCTACACAAAAACAAGGGAGGAATTAAAAACCTTAGTGGATACATACGGGCAATTTTCGGACCTCGGAGAATGTTTTACAACGGCAGAAAGAAAAACAAACGTACAAGTTGCATTGATCCGACTACAAAAGCCAGTCAACAACTACAAGGCAGAGTTTGAAGGTTTCTTTTTAGATGAGGACCCAGAAGAAGGCCAGGCCAGCGGATTGATGAGATACAACGAGGTCAGGGACTTAGTTAACCGTTACGTTGAGAGCGTAAAAATTTACGATCAGCAACTTGAGACGGCAGTAAAATTAAACAGCTTGCAAAAAGATTACTTCGATACCTCCAGCGCATACAACGACAAAAAACAAATTTCGATAACTATTAACCAAGGAGGCGTTGCGGTTGCAAGAAATGAGTTTAAAAAGCGGATGCAGAGAAGCGGATGGAAATGGATATTTGATAAAATGGATTTAACCAAGACCGCTACAAAAGGACTCCGAGAGGATATAAACAAGTTTGTTGAAAAGCAGCAGGAAATTCCTTTCACCATGAGAAACATTTACCACATGCTAGACATGGTAAACCAAACAACAGGCCAGCGCATGGATAAAGCTATTTTAGAAGTATTCGACAAGGTAACAAGACACAGCCACGACAACGAGTACCGGGTAGAGGGATGGAAAACAAACAGCCACTATCTGCTAACAAAAAGATTTATTGCGCCAAGCTACTGCAAAGAAGAAATGGAAGACCTAGTAAAAGCCCTTTGCTACATTACCGGAAAGAACTACGATAATTTTATGACGCTCGAGCACCGCATGAATAACAAATACACGCTAGTCGATGCCGAGGGGAATTTAATAATTGACGACACGGATCGTTGGTACAAATACTATCTTTGGAGTGGTTACGAAATTGATCAATATGGATACGGCAAAGAAGCGCTTGAAAAACACCCTGGAAGCAAGATCGAAAAGTTAGAATGGGATTACGGCAAGTGGTTCGACTGGGGATTTTTCACCGTCAGACATTACAAAAAAGGAACGTATCACTTTGAATTTAAGTCCGAGGACGTTTGGGCAAACTTCAACCAGAGAGTAGCTAAAATCAAAGGATATCCACTACCAGAAAAGAAAACGCAAACCGCATACCAGAAACGCCAGACCTATACCAGAGACGCAAAGCCAGCATATAAACCAACAGCACAAAAACCTACTATCTTAGCAACCTTTAACGTTTAGCAACCATGAAGAATCCAAAACTAGATTTAAACGCCCTCTTCACCGAGATCAAAAAGCACAAAACAAAAGTGAATAAAGAGAAACCATACTGGCCAGATTTTGCCGCCTATCTTTCAGAAAAGTACATGAAGCCACTGGACAAGCGGTGGGGAAAGAGAACCAGCAACAAACCAGACCCGTACACCGATGTACTACATGAGGCTATGGGAGCTTGCGGAATTAAATTAGATTAGTAGCATAAAAGCCCGGGGGGAGTTTAAACTTGGTCGTTTTGCCCTCCGGTGTCTTTTTAAACCCAAACAACCAAGGAGTTCCTGAAAGACTAATTTTTATTGATAAAAATAATAATAATAATACTTTACGCAATGTAAATTATATTTACATTTTGACTACTTTTGTTCTTGTTCGTAGTTTTTTAACCTGCACATAAAAATTAAATTTATGAGAAAGCGAGAGCAAAAATCATTTAACCGAAAGCTATTCAGCAATCGTATCAAAATGGTAAGAAACCAACTTGGGTTAAACCAGGCTGAGATGGCGGAAGGATGCCACAGAAGCCGATCAGCTTACAACATCATTGAAAACGGAGCCGTAAGCCCATCTTTAGACTTCATTGTAGACCTCCACGCCTTCTTTATCAAAAAAGGAGTAAGCATTAGTTACGACTACCTTCTGTGCGCCACCGAGCACATGAACGAGAAGGAAATGAGCAAAAAATTGCAAGACGAATTAGACGTGATTAAGAAAGATTACGCCCACCTAAAAGAAGTAACAGCCTTACAAAGAGAATTAATTTCGTCAAAAAAGTAATTTTTATTTACTTTTTGTAAATAAAAGTATAATTTTGTCACTATGGATTTAGTGACTAAAACAATCAGAGACTCTACCGGATTGACTTTGATAGAGTTTTGCGAAAACTATCTTGACAGCGATTCACGCAGTTTTTCCGCCCGATTAAGAAAAAATCGACTCTACCCAAACGAGGCCGTATTGATTTGCCTTCTCAGCGGTAAAAAACCAATAGAAATATTTGAAAGGTCTACACTTGAAACTTTTTTTATCAAGGGAAAAAGCAATCAGGTGAACTTGCGTATTCAAGAACTTATAGACAATGGTTCAGCCATTGAAATTCTTGCACCTGATATCGGAGAAAAGCCCGCGCCAGTAAAGAAAAAACTAAAGCTAAAAAGCAGAGAAAAAAAATATTCTGATGCATCTGTAAAATACCAAAAAGAGATTGATACTCCAATTCAAAAGTTAAATAAACCAGATTTTAAAGAAGACATGGACACGGATTTTGTTGACATGAAAGTCTTCCAATAAAATTAATTAACCCCTATAAATCAAATGAAAGTAATAGCTAAAAAAACACACGGAAAAAATCTAGTTCAAAACGAATTAGAAAATTCAATGGCAAGTCTTTTAAAACTCTTGCATTTTACGCAAGCTCATATCGAGACTTCTGATCGCGTAAAGTCCATCACGGTAAAAAACGAGACGCACACATTAACACTTAAACCCAACATCCCATGAGCAGCCAACTAGAGACAGTAAAAAAATTAGATAGTAGTATTATATCCTACCTATCCGAACGGCAAATAGGCGGCCTTGAAAAGTCCCTAAAGACTGCAGAAGCTATTATGATGGTAAAAACAGCGCTCACCCCTGAGCTTATGAAGCCCATCATGGCCCTGCAAGGAAGTAGACTTGGATTCAGAACCGACAAAGACAAGGCAAGCGGGTATGATGTGGAGACAGTTAAAAATTGCCTTGTAGATGCCTCTCTTATGGGGCTCACTGCCTACGGAAACAAGTTCAATATCATTGCCGGAGGAGTTTATGTGACAAAGGAGGGATTTAGCGATCTGTTAGCCCAGGTAAAAGGCCTTGACTATGAAATCTCTTTCGATCTGCCAAAGATTGCGCCAGACAAGACCAGCGCCACAGTAATAGCTAAAATAAAGTGGACGATCCAGGGACAAACCAAAGAAAGGGAAATGCCTTTTTCTATTAAGTCTGACAGTTATACTACTACCGATTCGGTCATAGGTAAGGCCACCCGTAAGGCTAGAAAATGGCTGCACGAAAAGTTAACCGGTTTAGAAATTGCCGATGGAGACGTAACCGAAGTTTCCGCCACAGTGGTTAGTTCTAAGATTGAACTACCAACACCAGAGGAACTGCAGGTGCTTCTTGATGAGAAGGCGCCTGAGCTTACCGCAAAGGAATTTAAACGAGCGCAGGAGATCATTCAAAACAAAGAGGAGTCTTCCTACTCGAAACTGAAAAGTAAACTTTTAGAGCAGGCGTAATATGGAAATAGAAGGAAGAGTGATAAACCTATTGCCCATCCAAAAGGGACTGGGCAAAAACGGAATTTGGAAGAGTCAGGATTTCGTAATTGAAACCCGTGACCAATACCCAAAAAAGGTCTGCATAGGCATTTTTGGAGACCCCTTAATTACCAAGGCCGAAGGCATGAGAGAGGGTATGAATATCAAAGCTCATATCAATTTAGAAAGCCGCGAGTACAACGGTCGTTGGTACACCCAGATTAGGGCATGGAAACTAGAGTGGTCCGAAGAGTCTGCCAAGGCGGCATTCCAAAGAGGGCAAGCAGGACACGCGGCACAAGACCCAGATCCTGAGCCCGCAAAACCTAGCTCAAACGATAATGATAATGACGATTTGCCTTTTTAACCTCCATACCAATGAGCACAATTATTTACCTCTTACTAGCAATCCCTACTGTTACTCACCTTTTCTTCGACTACACCAAGAAATATACAGGTGGCAAAATACGGCACTGGCTTTCTGCGCTAATCGTAGTTATCCTTTCTTTTGGGTTAGGGTTTTTTGATCCCCTTGTTTCATTCTGGCAATTCGGATTTTATGCCCTTGGTATTCACTTTGCATTTTTTGACATATTGTGGAACTGGCTCAATGGCCACAAATGGCACTACAACGGAGACAGAACTAATCCGGAAAGAGCATGGACAGACAAAATGTGGGACTTTGTCCCTGTGTACGCACAACCATTAATTAGGTTTATCGGGTTCTACATTGGATATGGCTTCTACTACCACCTAGAATGGATTTTGTAGCTCTTTATTGAATTTTAGTAAATAATTCAATATATTCGCGTCTAATAAACAAGACCCGAATTGGCCAAGGCAATTAAAAGAATTGCGGATAGAATAGAGTTTGCCATAAAAAAAGGGCTTACTGGCTACGTTTCGCCCGATAAAATGGGCGAAGAGACATACGCGGAAGTCTTAAACGTGTGGAGAAAATACGTTGACGAATACGCCAAGACGGAAAAGATAAGCCTTTACTTACAGCCTTTCGAAAAAATTGAAGCGGTCGCAACCCTAGCCGGAGGAACTACTGAAGGAACCAAAACCGTAACGGCCTGCCACAATTACCCAATTTCAATTGTAGCCACAGCAACCGGAAAGAAGGTTAGCAAGCTAACCATTTCTGAATATGCTGATAGATTCAATCACCCCACCAAGGGACCAAGTGTAGACTACCCTATTTGCAAGTTTGTTGGTAACGTGATTTACGTGGCGCCAAAATTAGATGTAACCGTAACTTACATAGCCACCCCCGTAAAGCCAGTATACGCATACACTCTATCAGGAGAGGATTATATCTATGACGATGTTAATTCGGTTGACATAGAATTTCCAGACGTCCTGCACGATGATATTATGAATCGAGTACTTTCTAATCTGGGTATAGCTATGAGAGACGGTCAGTTGACACAGTTCAGTGACCAGCAAAAAGCCATGGAGAACAGATGACAACTCTTAGAATTTTAGCCAATCAATTCATAGACGACATAAGCGGTCAGAGTAAGACCGCAGACAGCCGATGGGATGAGCGCGAAGTAGTTCTAAAGATTCGCCAACTTCTTAACGAGGTAATGATACTGGCTTACTTTGGCAAATACCAGGAAGGAGACAGAAGCGCAATCACTCAGTACATATCTACCTATAAACTACCGCTACAGAACGATAGCGATTTGAACAGGGCATTTGTAACGCTACCAGAAGGATATGCCGCATTGCCGTATAACAGAGGTATACACAGGGTATTTTTTAAGCGCGATGATGAAAACTACAAAGACGTAGTGATCTCACACAATCCAAGCATAGGGCAAAATACAAAAGCTGGCCGGGTGCCAGATGTTGTTTACGGATACCTAGAAGGGTTCAACGTTTTTTTTAGGAACCTATCAGTAGAACCAGATGATGATCCGCTGACGGTAGTAGCTCAGTTGATCATTGCGGCACCAGACACCATAGGTTTAAACGATCCTCTTCCAGTAGTACCCGAGCAAGTAAGTGAGGTAATGAAAAGATTGATGGCTTCGTACAGGCCTACTCCTATTGATTTAGCGGCTAACGGTAATCCTCAGTTATGAAAGGCAATAGACAGTCATACGTTACCATAGAAGAAATTGTAGATGGCGTTTGTCTCGACTTAGGCGAAGGCAATCACCGCAAAGAACAGTATCTACGCTGGGCTATTCAAGAGGCGCAGCGCTGGAAAATGGACATGGCAAAAGAGGTTAAGACTGTTAAGTTGAATCTTACTGACTGGAAGTCTATTGTTCTCCCTAGCGATTGCATTGATTGGATTAAAATAGGTATTCAAGACGGAGACGTAATCAAAACATTCGTTAACCGAAACGATACCGCCATTTATCACGACTTGGATCCTTTGAACATAAAGGTCGCAAACCCCGATCCTGTAAGTTTACTTCAAACCGATCTAGCGGGCTACACCGTTCCTTTTTACAATTATTCCGGCTGGCAAGATTCGGGCAAGATATTTGGGCAGATAGTAAAGGAAAATCAGTTTGGCTACTTCACTGTAAACAGAAACGACAACAGCGATGAGATCCAATTCAGAACAAAGGTAGACAGCACAAGCAAAATTTACCTCGAGTACCTGGCAGACGGGTTTAATCCCAATTCTCAAAGTTTAGTGCATCCATACGCGGAAGAGCTTGTCACGCTGGGCATTCATTATCGCAGGCTGAAATTCAACAAAACAGAAAGTCGCCAAATGGTAGCCGAAGCCAAGAGAGATTATCAGGAAGAATATTACAGAGTAATAGACAGGATTTGGGATTACTCTATCGAAGACATTACCGAAACATTAAACAACGGATACGGCCTCACCGCTAGACCTCAGCATTAATGGAACTGGAGAGAGTTAAAATCACCGGCCTCAATAAAGATATTTCTCCTCGCGGTGTAGACAACGGGGGCAATAGACTTTTGGTAAATCCTTTGCTCGATGCCGTAAATTGTAGATATCACACTTCCGAAACCGGGGAGATTGAAAGCCTCCAAAATATTCCGGGAACAGTAGGATATGACATTACGGGATTGCCAGTAGGAACTAATTTAATTATTGGAACATTTACCGACATGGAGGGCGGCCGCTTAATCCTTTTCAACTGGAATAGCGGAGGCCAGCACGGGATATACTCTTGGAATCCCACAACAAATGTTTTTTCTACTCTGATTGTGAATAGCCTTTTGGCATTTAGCAACAACCCAAGATACAGGATAACGGGTATAGGCATAGCTCAAAACTTATTGTATTGGACAGACGGACTCAATCCGCAACGAATGATCAACATGACTAGAAGTTATGCTGGAATTACGGATCAGGGATGTATTAATATGTACGCAAGACCCCCAATATTTGCTCCTAAAATTATGAGCTCAGATATTGACGTGGCTTATAACTCGAGCGCAATAGCTACTAATATTTATCAATTTGCTACTCGGTACAATTACAAAGACAAAGGCTACAGTCCACTTAGTCAATGGAGTGAGGTTTATTTGTTGACTGGCGCAGATACCATAACCGATTTTAACACAAATAGGGTTACGGTGCGCGCATACATGCAAGTTGAAGTGCAGTCCATTATTGAAAAAGTTGAATTATTGTATAGGAAAAATAACTCTCCGGATTGGTTTGTCTACAAGGTTTTAGCAGTAACAGATTTTACCGCTGGCGTTGCGGATGTGTATTTTATGGATGATAATTCAAATCAAATCGTACCGCAAAACGAGTCGAATAAAATATTTGATTCCATGCCATTGAGAAGCAAGTCGCTTTCTCTGTTTAGAAATAGAAATTTTCTGGTATCCGATGTGGAGGGTTACGAAGTAGAGCAAAGCCAGGCCTTTACGGTGAACAAAACAGTAGGCCTTGTATCATCTTCGTGGTTAAAAGACGGTGGAAGTTATTCTTATGGTCCTGTTTATTGGGATGAGGAAATGAGAACCCCAGGCATAAATAAGTTTGTCAAATTTAATGCAGACTACCAAGCGGGCAACGCAGCATCAGGAGGCGTTAATACCTCAAACAAAACTTTTGGAATACCTGCATTTGGAGATAATAATCACCCTTCCTGGGCCAAATATGTATCAATAGCTAGAACCAAAGAGCAGAACTACGCAATGTACATGCATATACCAGTTAAGGTAATGTTTTATGTGTCCGAGGGAGATTTAAAAAATGAGGCAGGGGTCTCTATTCCAATTCCCCCGGGTATGGAACGTTATAATAACGGCAAAGTATACTTAACGGCATTGCCTGATTTAGTAACTCCAACCAAACAGTTTACTCACCTACATCTTCAGGCACCTGATAATATTCCTTTTGTGCCAGATAGCTCATGCTTAGTACGGCTAATCACTCCATTAACGGGAGTTACAGATCAACTTATTACGCCTATTTTAGATTTTAATGGGCAGGTAATTGTTTGTTCTAATTTTAGAAGCAGACTAAGCGGAAATTTAAATTGGAGTGCAAGCGGTTATAATGCATTTACTGCCCCATTTATCTACATAGAGGTTTTCAAATTAAAAGCAGGTGAAGATAAGCCATTTTATGAAATACCCTATTTTAGTGATTTCCCCGTAAGCACATTTATCAGGAAGGATATTGATACCTATGACCCTAGTGTTACGTATGTATTTAAAAATCTTAAGATAGACGGAAAGGGAAGTGACATTACGTATGACAAAGATACCTTGTTTGCAGATAGTGTTAGTCTTGAATCTCCTACTACAGTAATTACTAGGGTTGCCCCTGGTGAGAGCGAGATTAAAGCTGTTTTTGGCGAATATTACATATCGTCTGCTAATCCATTCGAGGCAGTCGCAAAAACGTATGTTTCGCTTAATAGTAACACAAGTTTTTTACCAGATTATAGAAGGATACCAGATTTAGGCAGAAGGATTGCATATAATCCTGCCGGAAAACAACTTTATAGAAATACCACCGTAAGATACAGCAATGCCTATATTCAAGATAGCAATGTGAACGGACTCAGCTCATTTGAGTTTGTGAACGAATACCCATTACCTACTTATAGAACTCCGGTAGTGAAGTTACAGCCGGCTGGAAACGTGCTTTTAGCCATTCACCAAAGAACAACCTCTAGTCTTTACATTGAAGAAAGCGTATTGACTGACGCAAACGGAAATATTCAAACCGTAAAAACAGACCGCGTAATAGGCCAAGATAATGAGCTAGAAGCTAAGTTTGGCTCCTACCATCCTGAAAGCATCGCAGAGTGGGGATCAATCGTATTTGGATTTGATATTTTCAAAGGTGTAGTTTGGATGTATAACAACAGTGGCCAGGTTCCTGTCAGTGATTACGGCATGAAGATTTACTTCAAAAATAAGGCAGATCAGTACTTTAGTGAAAAAGATAACGTGGCCATTCTCGGAGGCATAGACCCATATCATAAAGAATACCTAATTACATTCCCCGAAATATCTGGAGTAGAAGCCGAAACGTGGGCGTTCAACTTTGTAAGCAAGCAATGGGTTTGTCGCATGAGCTTTGCTCCTGATGCCTACGGGTATATCAATAACACCCTAGTAAGTTTCAAGAACAATAAACTTTGGTTGCACAACCAAGACGCGGCCAATCACAATAAGTTTTACGGAGTGAAGTACGATAGGTCGGTAACCATTGGCGTTAACCCATACCCATCTCGGGTAAAGAACTTTGCGGCCATACAAATAAGCGCTGAAGAACTCTGTGAGGGAGATAGGTATACCATAACGGTCAACTATGCTAATTTGGCCGCCTTCCCCGGCACCGGTGTGGTAGGAAGGAAGTATGTGGCTCTCGATACCGGAAAGATTTATCGATGGGCGGAAACGGTTTACGTGGAAATCCGTGAGACACCAATTGTCACTTGCACAAATCGTGAAGGTCAAAGAACCTACATGAAGCGCAAAGAGTTTGAGAAATTAGAGAATATTTTCTACTCCCCTATTCTAAAGGACGTTAATACACCAAATGGGCTAATGCAAGCGGGTCAGCTAAAGCTACGAGATGGTAGGGATATGATTAGTCAGGTGTTAGAGATAACGATCCAAAACAACAGCTACGGCCCAGCTAGACACCACTATTCCAACTTGAGCTACATCCACAGTAAGTTTAGTGTTTAGAGTCGCTTAAATACAACTTTTTCGACCACCGGCACTTCTTTAGGTGCCATATAGCCATCAAATTCAATAGTTTTCAGGTCTTTTGATATTACTCCATTCCGGAAAAAAAAACCATCGCCATATATGCTAATAGCAGCGGTGCTTCCAGAGGTAGTGCAAGTGCCCTGTGTAATAAAATAATCCTTTGATGAGTAGGTTATTTTAAAATCGTAGGCATTATCAAACAATAGTAGATAAGAGATAATGTCAACAGCTGGCCGCCTTGTCAAATTTAATTTCCCATTAACCGTGACAGAAGAAACCGACCATTTTCCGCTTAAATCCGTGATAGGAGTAGGGCTTTCAGATGCACATGCAGACAGCAGCACCACAAAAACAAAGGCTAATTTAGTTTTCATTTTGATTTTAGTTGTTAAGTGAGATCAAATGTAAAAAGATATTTTCATAAAAGTGCAATATTTTTTACATTTTTGTATTAAGTTTGATGCAAGAAGTAAATAAATCAAAGTGAGAACCCGTATCTTCCGTCAATGTAGTAGTTATAGTATCGACCCTTGGACGGGGCGTACTTGTATCCATTCCAAACTTCAATTGGCATACCTCGGAATATGTAAGACTTACCTGTTTTGGCGTACATCAGAAAATATCCGATCTCTCCATCACAGCTTTTATAATGCGCTGACTGTATCCAAGAACTTGGTGAGTAGTCAGATTCGTCAATTTCAAAGTTGTGTTCATTTATTGCTTTATGGGCTTCTCTGTAACTTGAAAAGTGCTTTGGTAGCCCACAATCTTGTGAAAAACAAATGGACCTTATTAAAACGAGTAACAGTATTATCAAAAATCTCATGCTTAAAACTATCGAATTGATGATTAATTATCAATAATATTTGTTGGTAAGTTGAATTTTACTAGGTTTGATCCGCCAAACAAATAGTTAGATGTTTCTCACCAAGCTTTCTGAATCAAAAATAAACCCCCGTGAATCGGTGAAAGCCCGGTTAATGACTCCTACGCATGTAGCTGTTTGTTTGGCACACGGGGGCTCTTTTTTTTATGCCAAACAAACAGGAAATTCAATCAGTTATCAAGGATGACAGATTTGAAGCGGTCGGAACACGAAACGTTCCAAAAGAAGTAGGTCAACACCATCTCTCACAGCTATTCAGGCTTATTGAGGACCACTTTAACAGCATACTCCCAAGCCAAATGCAAGGTCATGCCAGCGTACTCATGCACAAAGCCATGATGCCCAGCCAAAAGTATGCTCAGGACCACATGGCAGAGGTATTCTTTACCATGCACGAAACCAATCAGTTTATTACAGCTCTGTACGAACGGTGGCATCTGGCCAAAGAAACCAATCGAGAGATCAGAAAGGAGGTATGCAATGGATAAGCTACCTAAAAATCAAACCATGAGTAGCCGGGAGGTTGCCGAATACGCCAATAAGGAGCATAAGCACGTAATGTAGGCTATTCGCATAATGGAGCCTTCTTGGGAAAAAGTTAGCGGGTCGAAATTTCGGCTCGCTGAATATCTCGATGAACAAGGCAAAAGAAGACCTATGTATGAACTAAGTAAATCAGAATGCCTTTATGTGGCTACCAAGTTCAATGATGAGGCCAGAGCCAAACTGGTAATGCGTTGGGAGAAGCTAGAGACTGAAAAAAGTCTGGAGTCTAACAATGAAGACGTGATAATCTATCGGGCCTTTACCATAATCCAAGACAGGAACGTTGCGCTAAAAGCAAAAATAGATGAGCAGGTTAAGGTAATTGAAGAACAGGCTCCCAAAGTAGAATACGTGGACACTGTACTTCAAAGCCAAAGCACGATAACCACCACGGTAATAGCGAAGGAACTCGGGATAAGTGCGCACCGTCTTAATACTTTGCTACACGAACTAGGGATCATGTATCGATCTGGAGAAACGTGGGTATTGTACTCATCCTATCAGGACAAGGGATTCACCCGAACAAAAACCCATGTGTATACTGATGCCAGAGGAGACTTGCGAACGGCTATAAACACCGTTTGGACTGAGGAGGGCAGAATGTTTGTTCACAAAAAAGTGAAGGAGCACTTTGCAAACAGATTGACTGCCTAAAATTGAAAGAAGGTGGGCTAAATGCTCACCTTCATTTCTGCTTCTTTGTATGGGTTTCCAATGGATTGAATTGCGCCTGGGGTTGCTCCATCTAAGGCAGGCTGAATATTAGCCCGTTCTTCGTGTTCCTTACTTAAAATCTCAAACACTTCCTTTGGGGTGGTAGACAATATGTGATCCATCGCTTTTTTCAATCCGTCCTTCATGTGGGTATAGTCAGAGAGTGATTTTTCCGTGTCTCTCTTATTCGCTATCTCCAAAATCAATGCTGACTCTAAAGTTTCTTTGGCGTTGGCGATCGCCTTGTCGCACTTGTCAATCTCTTCCGAGAGCTTGTTGAGCACAATCCGTTGATGAGAGTAGCGGATAAATCTCACGTCTTCAATTGCATCATATACGCATTGCTCTATGTGAGTATTGAATTTTTTTCTGAAATTCTCTAAGTCCTTATAACTGGCCCGCGTAGAAATGTTGCCTAATGCCGCGTGTTTAAATCGCTGCGATATTTGTCCGGCAAATTGATCGTCCCATTGCTCGGTAGTTGTTTTTTGCGGTTTTTCGGTTGGTTGTTCTTCGGTCATAAAATTTAGGGGTTGTCTTGTTTAGTTACTCTGTTAAAGTAGTTGTAGAGCGTTAAAGCTGATTCCTCGCTCTTTGTAATATTTGCGTAGCTGCCATTCATAACAGGCGTCTTTGATCTCTTCTTCCGTTAGTACTATCGATCTGATCTCATCCTCGCGTCTTTTCCTTACTTGATTGTAGTCGTTAGACGATGATGTGCTAAAGTCTCCTTCGTTGCATGATAGTGCCATCATTTTAAAGTTTAGTCGTTCATAACATTTGCCCTTCTTCAAAACTCAAATAGTTGTTTATCCTACCAATAGTTTAGCCGTATTCAGTTTTTGTTGCATATCGTGAATCCCTCCGTAGGCTGCCGTAGTACGTTCATCTTCGTGCCCCATCATTTCTTTCCTCAAGGCAATGGGTACAGACTTTATTCTCATTATGTAAGCAAAAGTATGCCTGGCCGAGTAAGTGGTTACAACCGGAATACCCATTCTCTCACATGCTTTCTTTACGTGGGTATTCGTAAACTTTATAAATCGGTTCTTGCGGCTGTGTATTTGCTCCTCGGTTGTAACTCCATCCATTGTTTCAAATAAGTAAGCATCTGGGTTAAGCGATGGCCGAGAGTATTTTTTGATTATCTCCATGGCCTCGTCAATAACAGGTATTTCAATCTTGGTTTTGTCGCGCTTACGGTCGGATGTTTTTTCTCGGTTAATAAGGATAAGCCTCATTCCCATTTCGTCAACTAAATTTCTCCACTTCAATATAAGAATATCCTTAAAGTTCATCCCTGATAGCAGGTAAGACAATTTCCAGAAGTCTACCGATCGCTGTGTGAATGGATCTTCTGCCTCATAAGTCATCATTAAATTCTTTTGAGCCTCATTCAGCGCTATCTTTCTGGCCGTGGATGCCGGGGGAATAAACTTTCTCCTTCCAAACGGGTATTTTGAAGGGTGGATGATCTGCAGTTCGTCAATGGCCCATCGGAACATCTTGCGAATCTCCCTGGTGTAAAACCCAACTGTATTATAACTTAGCCCCTTCTCAATTAGCCACTCCTCATACTTCTCCAGTGTGTTGCTGTCTAGGTCACCAAGACTTATCTTTCCTTTAAACTCCGTCAGGCTGGTTATCACGGTGCCGATTATATTCCGTGTAGAGATTTGCCCCTTTTCGTTTGCTCTCGTTTTAAGCGTCTCCAATAAGCCCTGAACAGATTCATAGTTTCCCTTCTCTTCCATGAGGTAGGCAAAATCTGTTTTGGATATGCTCGGCCTTTGGTTGATGATAGAGGTCGCTTTATCTACCACCGCTATTAGATTGTCTCTACGGTCCTTCAATGCCTTGGAGGTATACAATTTATCAAACTCCTCCTTGAACATTGATTCTCCAGTAGAGTGATAGTAGACATCCTGCTTTTCTTTCCCGTTGCCAATCACCTTGAAGATGATCCTGAGCTTTACTGGAAACTTGCCAGTAGCCAACGGGCGTCTTGAGTCTAGTATGAGATTTATTGTGGGCTTCAT